CCGAGACCAAGGGCGTGATTAGCCGGTGCCAGGTGGGTCCCAGTCAGGCCGTCATCGTGGTCCCAGATCGGGTTGACACAGCCATTCGCCCTCATCTCTGGCTATTCCTGGCTTCAGCGGCAGCGGGCCCTCATAGGGGCGGCCCCTTAGGGTCATAGGCGTCACGATGAGGGAAAGAACCGCCACCCATTCGCCGCTGGACCTCCGCGAGCAGTTCCATGTCGCTCGCATCACGGATGGACCCCGCTGTGCCGATTGGAGTGGGGGAACCGCCCGTGAGGATGTCGATAGCCGAACCTGGTTCCCATCGCAGTGCCGCGTCGAGCATGCGGAGAGTGGAGCCACGGGGGCGAGGCTTAGTCCCGTCGTTGTTTTCAATGCGGGACTGAATCACATCCGACGGGCCGCCCGCCTCCTGCACCTCCGCCTGGCTCAACTTCAGTTCCTCACGCCGGGCACGAACCATTCGCCCGAGCCTCCCCCACTGCTCGCCTGTGGCCTTCGTCGCCTCCGTCATGCCCATAATCATCCGGAAAATATTCGGCAAACACAACCCGCGTTGGGCTAACAACCGGCATGTAATTCACGGCTTCACCTGCCAGAACCGGACTATTCGCACTGGTCTACAACATTTCCCGAACAAAGCCTTGTAATGCCCAGATGTTTGCCGTATGTTGGGACACATGCCAACGGGTGCCAAACTCTCACAAGCCAGGGGTGATGACCGCCCGCTGCGGACCCCACCCCACGTGCCCATCGGCGCTCTACGTCTGGTCGCAGATATCACCCTCGATGAGCTCGCGGTAGGGATCGCCGAGATCTTGACCGTGAAGCAAGGGCGCGAGGCGACACCCCCGAGTCGAGGAACACTGTCCGCCATTGAGTCCGGGCGGCGCGGCGCATCGGCAGAGCTCCTGTCTGCCATCGAGGAGTTCTTCCAACTGCCCGCCGGAACGATCACAACTACTTACCGCCCGCGCCCCAAGGCGCGATTCGCCGCTTAACGAAAAGGCCCCCACCCGGTCCAGGGGTGAGGGCGCCGACAACCGAAAGAGGATCGGAATGTCAGACATCCAGAATATCAACACTGAGCTGGTCTTCATGGGAGACAACGGCGAGCCGTTCACAACGTCGATGGTGGTTGCCGCCGAAACCGAGAATGAGCATGCGTCGGTCATAAAGACCGTGCGCAAGCACCTATCTGATCTAAATGAGGTCGGAAGGGTGCGATTTGAAATCCAACCCTTCGAAACTGCGGGTGGGACACAGCGCCGCGAGGTTGCCCAACTTGACGAGCCTGCCGCCGCACTGCTGATCACCAACCTCAAGGGCAGTCCGGTCGTGTGGGACTTCCGCAAGCGGCTGGTCGCTGGGTTCTATGCCATGCGGCAAAAGCTCGCCGAGCGTTCCGCCGCGCACCCACTGCAGGGACCGGAACTACTAGCCGCAGCAGTACTCGAATCGCAGAAGATGATCGAGCAGCGCGACGCCCGCATTCACCAGCTGGAGCAGAAGGCGATCGAGGCGGCGCCGAAGGTGTCCTATGTAGACACCTATGTCACGGACGCCGACCTGCTGTCCGTCTCCACGGTTGCGTCCACGAATAGCGTCACTGAGAAGTGGCTACGAGAACTCCTGATCGCCAAGGACTGGATCTACAGCCAGCAGGACTCCAGATGGTCAGAGAAGAAGCAACAGAAGGTCATCCGCAACCGGTACTCAGAGAAGGCCGACAAAAAGCGCTACTTCCGCCGCGTTGAGGTGCATGAGGCCCCCCGGTTCCGCGGCTCCGAGGTTATGCACACATTAAAGATCACGCCGCAGGGTGCCGAGGCCATCGCCCGGTTGATCGCGCGAGAGGCGGCATAGTGTCCGGGCCACCGGGCATCGCCCGGATATCAGCCCTCGGATGTAGTACCGGATCTGAGGATCGGATCGACAAGGTGATCCGCGCGGCGCACAAGGCGCTTGCCGAATCGGGCGTGTCGATGTCGCCACGCAAGGTCAGCAAGATCGTTCGAAGGTTCGGCATGAACGCCCGAAAGCGCGGCGTCAGCTTCCATGAGTACTTGTCAGCAGAGGCGAATCTATCACCGGCACAACAGCGTTACCTGGCGGCCAACCCTGACCTACAGATAGTCATCGCGTACGCCGATCCCACCGGAGAGACCGCAGTAAACAACGTTATGCGAGGGAGAGGGTAGTGAAGGGTCACGTGAAGCGCACACTGGAAGTGCTGGAGGCGCTGGGGTTCACGCGCGAAGACGACATGTTCGGGCGGCGCAAGTGGACTTTCCATCATTCATTCGCCCCCGACGAACAGCTGAAAGTATGGGAGGGCCAATCCGAGGCGGCATGCATAGCCGTGCAACAGAAGGCGCATGCCATTTCCGAAACCGGATCTTCCGGCCCATCCATGCCGAAAACCGTTGGGCGGCGCAAGCATCGCGTCAAAGCGGCGTCATCGGGGCCGACCATCATGGAACTTGCTCGACAGGACCGTGAAGCCGCGCGCAAGGAACGGGACGCTGCACGGATCGAGGCGCGCCACGATCGCGAGATCAAGTCGCTAATGCAACCCGGTTGGGGGAGGTGACGGCATGAGCATCTCTGAATCCCGCCTACGGGAGATTGTTCGACAAGAGATAGAGCGGTCAGCCGGCGGTGCGCTACCCGCAGATGAGGCAGCCAAGTATTGCGGCATCTCGAGGTCAACACTCGATAGGCATCGGCAGGCTGGACACGTGCTGCCGCGTCACCCCGGAAGCCGACCCGTCTACCTCATCTCTGAGCTCAACCGATTTCTTGAAGACCTGCCGTCAGAACCCAAGGGGGCGGCATGACGACAAAGGGTGTGCCGACACCATTGGGTGTTCGCGTCCGCACGCTACGTAAACAGCGTGGGTGGAGTGCGCAGAAGTTGTCCGATGAGACTGGCGGCTCGGTAACCCGTTGCGTGATTGCGGATTTGGAACTAGGCCGTAAAAAAGATCTATCACTAACCGCGGGAGCGGCTATCGCCTCCGCGTTTGGGATGAGCGTAGATCAGCTGATCTACTACGCCGTACCTGCGGGGGCGTATGCGGCCGCGCGGGAAATCGTGGATACAAAGCTCCGACTGGAATCAATTCTCGCCCTCAAGGCTGTTGCTGTTTGGCCGAAAGAGCCGTGGCCGCCACCCGATCCAGCTTCATCAGCATCAATAGCCGACGGCCTAGCCGAGTACGGACGCAGTGAAAGTGTGTCTAGTGACTGGCTTGCGGTTCCAGAAGCGCCCCTGAGGCGTATCAAGGCTCTCCTACAGCGCAGCGTTCGCGCACTGAATGAGGCAACCAGCGACGGCTCCACGGTGGGTAGGAACTACTGGAAGGGCGCGCATGACAGCCTGCGACAAGTGCTACTTGGTCTCGGTCTATCACACATAGACATCGCCGCAGTGGAAGAAGATTCTTACCCCGCACGTCAGGCACAGCGACGCGCGTTCGATGAGTTGCGAGAACTAGACGAAGAGATCGGCCTGGAGCCATGAAGGAATTTTCTGTGGATGATCAGGTTCGGCAGATGATCGAGCGCCTGACACGCGAGGCGGACCGCCTTGATGCGGACAGCTCTGCGCGGATAGCAGCGTTTCATCGCGACGAAACACGCCAGGCCAAGAAACGTAGAGAAGCCCATCTCATTGCCGCCGGCCGACGAATACACAACTGAATAACCCCCGAACGCTGGGGCGGGACATCTTGGCGGAAGACCGCCCCAGCGCCACTGCAACCAACACCTTGGAGGTGTGGCGTGTTCAAGCATAGATCCATCACGGCGGTAGCCGTAACAGTCCTAGCGGTTTCATGTGCTCCACCAGCCCACGCGGACTCGGCTCAAGACCTAGCCGAAAAGTACGGCATCTCGGTGTGCCGCAGTCTGGACGCTGATCCCACGATCGATGGGGTTCTCAACACCGGGATATCACTCACCAAAAAAGCGAACATCGACCCGTATGTAGCGGGACAAGTGTTGGCATACAGCGCCATCTGGTTTTGCCCCACGCACATCACTCTCTTGAAGCGGTTCGCCGACTACTACAAGGGAGGGCGAGAAGCATGAACCCCAGTGGTTTCCATCTTCATTGTGATGGTGCATATCCGTTGCCGCCGTTGAAGATTTACGGGCCTAGAGCTGCTGGAACTCGCAACGTTCTTGACTGCATCGCAGAGATGGATTTGGAGGACATCGAGGAGATGTTGGCCTCTGTCCGTAGCCAACTACCCAACCCGGAGTCGGTGTTGTGGCGGTACGACAAGTGCGAGTTGGAGACCTACACGGCGCTAAGCGCTGAACTCAAGGTCAACCCACGGGCATTGAATGCCGAACTCAAGCACGGATGCGAATTCAACTGGGACTCAGATGGCCCCGAGTATTCCGAAGATGAAGAAGGGGAGGCGGCGTGATGTTCGCCCTACTCATAGCTGTATGCGCGATCGTCTTCCTTGCAGTCATTCTCGGCGGGCTTGGGCTTGGCGGGTGGGCGATGTGGGAGTGCTGGAAAACCGCACACCGTCCTGGCTATCAGTCCCCGCTAGTGCACGGTTGGGAGGACTGATGCGCGAGCTATTCACGTTCCCAATCTGCCACGCACACCAAGTGTTCCACCCATGTAGGCCGTGCGAGAGGGAGCAGGCCCGTAACCAGGTCAAGAACTGGACCGCTATCGGGTGGCTGCTCACGTTCTCGGTGTTTTTCATGGTCGTTCTATGGTACTCGGCAGGTGGGCGATGAACATCCGAGAACTAGGCGCCGTGGACCAGCTGTTCGCGGCAGCCAACGACCACCTTTCCGAAGCGGTGATCACCGTGAAGGAAATGGTTGATGCACATGGACCAGAAGAGGTGTGGGACAGATTCATCCGTGTGCTGACCGAACGTATTGAAGCAGGCGATTCGGATATCAAGACCATCGTCCATATTCACGCTACAGCGTTGATCCGGTTAGCGAGGCAGTCATGAGCCTGTATGAATTCCACTGGCGCAATGGTGTATCCGAAGAGCTGTATGGCGATAGTGCTGCCGACGCTCTCGTCCGTGCTGGTTATGGAAGTGGCGCACTAGCCGCGCTCGACTACTACGAAGAGAAGCGGGGGGCGTCACAGTGAGGGATCAAATCATTGCCGTCATGGTTGTAGCTGTCCTCGCCCTGATGATCGCATGGCAGACATCCGATACTCGGGAGTGGCGTAAGGAAAACAAGGCCCTGCGCCGTGAAATCGCCCGCCTGTCAAAGCATCCCTCTACCTATGAGCCTGAACCACTCCCGTATATGCAGAGGTTGTATGCGGACGATGAGTAGGTACACGATCAATCATGACGAGGCCGATGCGCGGGTGTTGTTGATGTGCGCGGAAATGCTCAAGCACCTTGACCTAGCCGGCCGTGGCGGTGTTGATGTGTCCGCTTCTATTGCCGAGGTTATGGCCAGGCGTGATGAAGTGTTGCGTTCCAGGGGTATTGAGCCGAACGGGCAGGGGACATGCAAATGAGTGGGTTGAGTGATGCGCAGCGCGGGGCGCTCAAGAGTTGCTTGGAAGAGATCTATTTCGGGTACGGCGAGAAGGATTGGGAACGCCTCGCTGGTGAAGCTACTGATCGGATCGCGTCTGCGGTGAGGACGGCGTCATGAGCGACTACATCAAGGATGTTCTTAAAGACGCTATCGAGGAAGAGCTTTCGTTGGGTGGTGATGCGGGGACTGTGATGGCCCGTATCGGTGAGGTGTTGTCAGAAGAGGGCTACAGGGTGGTGGCGTTGTGAAGCTGGAACCGACCGAAGCGCAGCGGAAAGCCATGAGGCACATAGCGGGGATTCGGCTCGATGCAGCCGCGCACCACCGCTTTAAGCCTGATCCTGAAGAGTTCCTTACTGAGCTAATCGCTGCCGCTAACAGCATCCCTGAGGGGCCACCTGTTGGCACCATCGCACGACGACCAGACGGGGAGTGGATTGCATGGCGCACCGAAGACGGTTGGGGGTACCGGTTCATCGGGGATGAGGAACCGAACGAATGGCCTCCCGGTAGTAGCATCGCCGACTTTTGGCCGCAGATCCGCCCCGACGAGTGGCCCGAACAAGTAGGGTTGGATTGGTTCCCACCTGGCGAAGAGCCGATTGTGCCTCGGCCCGACCCAACAGCACAACAGGAACCGGGGGCGTTCAACCGCTTTCCGGGAATTGAGAATCCCACCACCTCCGACTACATCGGGGCGGCTGTTGCCGATGAGCAGCTGAAGTTGGTGTTCGCTCTCCGCGATGTGCGTAAAGAGCGGGGTCTGGAAATAGCGGAAGTGGCAGAGGCCGCAGACGTGCCCGCCTCTGAGATCTCCATGTTTGAGAGCGGTTCGAGTAATCCGACTTTGTCGTTGGTTCGCCGTTACGCCAAGGCGGTGGGGGCGGTTTTCACGGTTGATGTGCGTAAGTGGGAAGACACTCAGCCACAACGGGAACCGGCGCTACGCGAACGGTTTCCCGAGCAGGCATCGGCTTACGTGGCCGACCCCGAGTTAGCCGAGGTTGACGATGAACCACTCCCATCCGGGTCACTGATCACCCCCAAGCCCCGTACACCCCGTGTCGTTGACCGTCTAGGGGTAGACGAGCAGGGATCACGGTGGCGGGATGAGAACGGATTAATCCACTCGTTCACGGAGGGTGCAGACGGTGGGCGATGGAAGACGCAGATTGGTGGGTCCTGGTACCCGTGGGCGAAGGGTGTAGTGCCGCATGGCGGCGAGTACACCGAAATCCTTGAGCCCCGTGTACTAGCCAGCCTGGCCTATAACGAGGCGCGCGAGGGCGCGGTGTGGAGCATCGTCACCAAAGCGGGGGTTAGGCGCCTGTTTCAGTGTCAATCCGACAGGTGGCACACGCGACTCGACCTTCCTGGTACGCACTGGACACTATGCGAGAACTTCGGTGACGGCCCCTACACCGAAGTTCTCGGTGATCCCTCATGACTCGTGGTGTCCGTATGTCCGATTGGCTCGCAACCGATTACCGGCGTCTGTCTGATCCTGGTCCTGCTGTTCCTGACTGGTTTTGGGTTGATGACGAGTACGACGAGAAGGGGAACCCGCGGTGAGTGAGACGGCTAGAGCGGCGGTTGCTTATCTTGCCGCACTGAACGTGTTGGGCAAGGCCGCGCCGGCCGCGAAAGAAGCAGTGAAGGCTGAGCTTGTCCAGGGCGACGGACTGGCCGGGTTTATTGACGGACACAAGGTCGGCACCGCCACATGGGTCACCTCGAACCGTGTCGCCACAGTCGCCGACGAAGCGGGATTTGTGCAGTGGGTCAAAGACCACTGCGGCGAAACCGAAATCGTTGAGGTTGTGCGCGAAGCGTTCCGCAAGCACCTGTTAGTCAATGCCCTTGAGCAGGACGGCCAAGTGTGGCTGCGCGGCGAGGTATGCCCTTATGTGGTGTTCGAACAACTCAAAGAGCCCTACGTGAAGATCACCCCCACTAAGGATGCCGCCGAGATCGTGTCAAACGCACTCGCCAGTGGGCGGCTATCGCTTGACGGAACCGTGAAAGCCCTGGAATCCAACATTATTGATGCGGAGGTTGAATCATGACCACCATCTACCAAGCGCTATCCGAGGTGATGAAGGATGTCGGAGCCGTCCGCAAGGGTGAGCGGAACCAGCAGCAAGGCTTCTCATTCCGCGGGATCGATGCAGTCACATCGGCGGTGTATCCAGCTCTCACGAAGCACGGCGTGATCGTTGTACCGAAGGTCTTGGACTACGAGTACGGGACTGTTGAGGTGGGCCGCAACCGCACCCTCATGGGGCATGCACGGCTGACAGTAGAGTTCACCTGGTATGGACCAGATGGTGACTCGATCACCTCTGTCGCCGCAGCAGAGTCAATGGATGCCGGCGACAAAGCTACCGCTAAAGCGCACTCAGTGGCTTTCCGTACTGCAATGCTACAAACCCTCTGCCTACCAACGGATGAGCCGGACCCAGACTCACAGGTGTATGAGAGGTCATCGGCACCCCCAGAGCGCACCGACGTAGACGACGCACTCGACGAGCTCGCCGCGGCCTGCACCGAGAACGGGTGGGACCAACGTGAGACCGCAGGGAAGTTCTTCTCTGAGCATGGCAAGCCCCCGCGGCAGTGCACCGCAGATGTGATCCGCAAGTTCATTGGCGATTTGATCAAGCCTCACCCCGCGGAGCGAGCGGAGGCCGCTAGTGCCTAGGCCGGATATCGGGGATGTGCGCGCCGGCCTGCTAACAGTGAAGCAGGCGGCCAGGATCCGAGGATGTAAACCCAAATATCTTGAGCAGTTGGTATGGCAGGCGGTAAAGGCGGATGTCCTGGAACGGGATGGGGCCTGTGTTATCTGCTCCCGCCCGGACGGGGTGTTGGACGTTCACCACCGCATGGCCCGCGGGAGCGGCGGAACTTCCGTGGCCCATATCGCTTTCGGTATGGCCAATCTGATCACTTTATGCAGAGAGCACCACATGTGGGTGGAGGGTAACCCCGACGAGGCTCGCGAGCATGGCTGGAAGTTAGACCATGGCGACACCCTGCCGGCGGATCTTGAGGTTCTGAGGTTCGGCGCAACAGTCCGTCTCTTGACGACGGCTCTTTCTTGGCGGTGGTGGCGTGATGGCAACGTTTGATCCGCTGAATGTGGAGGCCGCTCTTCAGGGATATCCGGTGTCGTTGTCAAAACCGGATCGTGTGGTGGCGGCGAAAGCCCTAACCGCTCAAGGGTTGTCCGGGACAGAGGTGGCGCGCCGACTGAATGTTACCGACCGCCAGATCGAGCGGTATAAGGCTGAGCCGATGCCTGAACCTGAAGGCCCTCCAGAGGTGGATTACGAGTTCTGCGGCAACGAAAACGTTTTGGTTCGTAAAGCCACCGAGTTGATCCGGTCTCTGCGAACCAAGGATCACTTGGAGGTGTTGGGGGATTGTGTGGACTTCTGTGCCTGGCATCCGGGTGTAGCGGCACAGGTTATGTGTGCGTTGGCGTTGTGGGCTGATTCGGGGGAGTGGGCGTTGGGGAGGTCGGCGTGACTGTTTGGCCTACCTACCACTTCTGCCGTTGTGGTCATCAGAGATACCAGCATAACGGTCAATCAGCTGAGTGTTACGGGGCTTTGGATGACGGTGTGACCCTTTGTGATTGCGGAGGGTTTGTTGAAGACAAGAAGGAATGCGCATGAGCGAGCCTAAGAACGCCAATGAGATCATCACGCAAGCCGCGATCAGATGGTACGGCCCCGCCTTCACCCTTGGCAGCGCCGGATTTGGTGGCTTCATCCTTGAAGAACTGAAGGCCAACGGATACGCAGTAGTAGAACTACCGAGATCCCTGCCGGTAACACCGGAGGTGCAATCCGGGTGTGAGCACACATGCCTTATTGGGTCTGATCTTCTCGCCGCTGCTGCTGCGGCTGCACGTGATTCGGAGGAGCGATGAGCGACCTGCGGGAAGGGCTACTTTTTCCCAACCTCCTAACCCGTTCTGAACGTCGTGAATTGGATCGCGAACCAGAGCCCAGATTCCTGTATCAGAGCATGGGCGCGGGGTGGCAGTCGACGGCTATAGCGCTCTTAGCGGCGCAGGGGGTCATTGAGAAGCCCCGGTTTGCGGTATTCGCCGATACCGGCTGGGAGCCACCGGAGGTATACGCGCATCTCGCTCGTCTAGATGAGGAGGTGTTGGCGCCGGCTGGGATAGCCCTGGTGCGCGTTCGGGCAGGGAGTATCTACGACGAGGCTTTGGACCCCCACTTTCCAAGATCCCTGCCGTTGTACACGAGGGACCCAAAGACTGGCGAGCCAGGCGGTATTACCAGCCGGGCCTGCACAACCAACTTCAAGATGATCGCCATCTATCGGTGGTTGCGTGAGCAGTTGGGAGCCAAGGTAAGCGAGGGGTCCTGCACTTTCTGTAGCGGCGAGGGGCAGCGCAATGCCCCCTGGTTGGTGAAGTATGGACACGAAAAACCCTGGGGTATCTGCTCGGTCTGCCGGGGGACTGGCACTGTCCGGAAGGTTGGCGCGCCACCACAAGGGGTGTGGGCGCGCAGCTACGTGGGCTTCTCTGCTGATGAGATGGGCCGGATATCGCCGTCGCGCGTGTCCTACGCCTTCGACACTTTCCCTTTGGTTGGCAGGGATCAAAACGGCGAGGTTGTGCCGCCTGATCTTTCAATGTCTCGGCACGACTGCGGTGAGTACAACACGCGTCACGGATTCCCTGAGGTGATGAAGTCGGCGTGTATCGGCTGTCCGTGGCATTCGGACGCTGAGTGGATCCGCATCAAACAAGATGAGCGGCAGTGGCAGCAGGTTGTTGATCTGGACCGCAGTATCCGAAACACCCCCGGTTTAGACAACGAAGCCTTTCTCCATAAGAGCCGCATTCCTATTGAGGATGTGACTTTCGAGTCGGCGGATGACGTTGAGCGTCCCAGCTGCTCTCCGTACGGATGCCGTAGCGGGCTGGATACCGATTCCGTGGCACCGCCCTCGCTTTTCGATGACGACTGGATCGATCTAGAGGAGACCGCATGACCGACCTTTGTTCCTGCGGCCACGATCTCGATGAGCATCAACGTCACTACGGCACTTGTAAAGCCACTATCCCTGGTTCTTTTGAGCCTCTTTACCGGTACTGCCCTTGTGGGGGATTTGATAGGAGTGACGATGAGTGACGAGCGTCTGGATTCCTTGGCGAAAGAACTCTGCGAGAAGCGTTCTGTGTCCGCGCCGCTGCGATGGGATTCGCTCACATCTGACCAGAAAGACACATGGCGGCGGATGGCTGCGCAGCGCCTCAACGACCAGGAGGCGGTGTAGATGGGCTGGATACGCGTCTCTGATGACTTCTACGACAACGACAAGTTCAGTGAAGTCGGACCACTGGGGGTGGCGCTGCACTTCGCGGCGATGGGTTTCTGTAACCGGAACCTAACGGACGGATTCTTCAAAAAGAACAAGGCTCGACTTTTCCTTGACTTCGACGGCATCGGTATCACCACTAGTCAATCGGATTGCTTCGGTGTTGGCGTCGACGGTGATGACGCGGTGAAGTTGGTCATCGAATGGATGATGGCATCAGAGCTTTGGCACGAGTGTGGCCATGGGTGCGAGGAATGTCATTCCCGCGAAGACGGCGGCGAACCTGGCGGCGATGAGTACCTGATCCACGACTACCTGAAGTTCCAGTTTTCGCGTCAGGAAATCGAGGAGAAGGCCGAGAAAGCTAGGGCGCGCAAGGAGGCCTGGAAGGCTAGGCAGGCGGTAGAACGTAGTTCGGAACAGCGTTCGGAACGGGGGAAGAACGGCGTTCGGAACGCTGCAGGAACGCTGGCGGAACACGACAACCCAACCCCAACCCCAACCCCAACCCCAACCCCAACGAAAGATTCATTCTTCGTTCCTCAGAATGAATCTTTAGGGGGGTCACCAAAACCGGGAACCTCACCAGAGCCCGAGTCGGCGTCAGCCCCGCGCTGCGCGCGCCACCCCTACGGAAATCCCGAAGACGAAAACTGCCGGGGCTGCAAGCGAGTCAAAGACGCCGAGAAGGCACAGGAACTCCAGGCCGAAATCGCAGAGAAGGCGGCACGCACAGCAGCAGCCGAGCGGCGACGCAACTGCAAGCTCTGCGGCGGCAGCGGATGGATCGACCTCCCTGACGATTCCGGCGTCATCGACTGCGAATGCAAGACGCCCATCCCAAATCTCCAGCTTGTCCATGACGCCACAAACCAAAGGAGGTCGGCATCGTGACTACCCAAGCCATAACAGACATCAAAGAACTCGTAGGAGAAATGCCAGCGAGGGGATGTGAGTGGCCCAGCCACGCGTGTGATTCGCAGGCGCACTGGATCGCTCGCTGTCATTGCATGCGCGGATGGGTCTGCGTGTCGCTCGTGCTGGAGTTATGCGACCGCCACAAAGATGAAGCCCTGTCTATTGCGACGGAGGCCGTCACCGAACGTCGTTTCTGCTACAGCTGCGGCGTCGCGGCATTGAGCTCGTCTGACGTGGTCGGTCCGGTGATGCCGCTATGACCGCCTGGTTTAAACGCACACAGCCCAAACCCCAACCAGTGGTGTCACTACAACCCCGAACCGGTGAAGAGACCCCTACGGCGTTCCTAGCCCGATTAAAGATCGAATGCACACCCCCATGCGAAGACTGCTACAGGCCCGCGGACTTCATGGTCACCATCCACCTCGTAGACCACTGCGACAGACCAGCCGTTGAAGTGTTCATCTGTGCTGCGCATGTATCCACGATCGGGAACTGGGTACAAGCCTCGATAGAGACAAGACGCAGAGGACGCTGCACCTGCTGCGGGCATGAAGTAACAGCACCACACGACCTCATAGAAGACGTGGTGAAGCTATGAGCGATCACGTCGGGCGCGGTGGTGGCGGCCGGAACAAGTGGTGGAAGATTCGGAAGCTGGGAACCGGGTGGGAAATATGGCAATTCGAGACTGGAACATCCCGAATTCTCATGATATGCCAAGGGATCTACCCCTCTGGTGCTGAGGCTATAGCAGCATTCGCGGCAGGTGGAAGATGAGCGACCCATCCGAATCCGCAGTGATAAAGCTCATGGGGTACGCCCACGGCTTCATGAACCCCGAGTACATCCACCTGACGAGGGAAGAGGCGCAGGTGATTTTGCAGGCGCTGGAAAGGTTGGCTGATCTAAGTGTCTGATCCTGCAATCGAAGCCGCACGCAAGGTATTCACCGAGTACTGGCCGGATCAAGGCGACTTTGAGTTCAACTACAGCAACGAGGGCCGCTTCGGTATCGAGGTCGCCCGTGAGATGGCTAAGTCGGTACAGGAACAACTGGCCGTCATCCGTGAACGCTACGAATTGGTACGTACGTGGATGCTCGCAGCTGAGACATCAGCGGAACTATCCCGGCACTCAAGCGAAATGGCTGGTCTCAAGTACGCATACGACCTGATAGCACCCACGGTTTACCCAAGTGAGGAACTAGAGCGATGAGTGAGCTTGTAGACCGCGCTAAAGCATCCCTAGAAGGCGTAACCGGAGGACCGTGGGAGACCCGTCCTGGTGCTACCGGTGATCCGACGACGACAAGTGCATCGGTACATTCCGGCCACCGTTCAATTCTCGTGTCTAGTGACGGCTACCACTACGGATATGCCGACAAGGCGGATGCCCGATTCATCGCCGCTGCAAGGCAGTTGGTTCCTGAACTCATCGCGGAAGTAGAGCGGCTGGAGGAACGTATCGCTGAGCAGGACCAAGAGCTTAGGTACTGGAGTAACCGATGAGTGACGAACCTTCGGACGCACAGAAGCTCATAGCGGAAGTGATAGCCACGCACCGCGCTTTATTCGATGGAGAGGCTTGCGACGCCTGCGACTGGAAGTTCACCAATGAGTATTACGGGCACGACGAACACGTTGCCGTAGAGGTGGATAAAGCCCTTGGAGGACTCACGCGGAAGCGGCGGATTGACTATCAATGGCGCGAGACGGGCGAGGTGCATCACGACCGATTCTTTGAAGGGAAGCCCGTCCCCAAGACGCGGCTGCACTATGTGCAGCAGTCCCGTTGGGCGTCTGGCTGGACGGTGACCGAATGAGCTACATCGACATGTTCGGAATCGAGTATGGCGGCTGCGGTGACTGTGATTGTGATCATGGTTGTCAGGGCGTTGGCTCCGACGATGAGGCCAAGTTCTACCCCGAGGCTTCCGATGACTGACTACCAAGACACCGGTAGCCGACGGAAACCTACGGCATACACCGAAACGGGGGCCGCTGAGCGGGTGTGCCCGGACTGTAGTGCCCCAGAAGGACATCCCTGTAGATGGATAGCCATGGATGGGCAGGGGGATTTAGGGAAACCAAGGCATTGGCCGCATGAGACACGTTGGAGGAAATGAAATGCGTGACGATATTCACCCTGGACCGCGCATCATCTCCGGTAAAGCGGAACTACCCTGCCTGAAACCGGAGCCCTGGATGATCCAGGCGTCCTGCGCCACCGCAGACCCGGACGCGTTTTTCCCCCATAAGCGTGGCGACGGTGATAGCGAGTCGATCACCGTGCAGTACCAATACGCCAAGAAGATATGCCGCTCATGCCCAGTCAGGGTTGAGTGTTTGACCTACGCGATCGTCAACGACGAACGCGACGGGATCTACGGCGGCTTAGGCCCTCGTGAGCGCGCGAAGATCATGCGTAACAGGGAGGCAAGCTGATGCCGCACTCAAGCCCTACCGACTGGATAGCCGGTGGAAGTGTCGCCGCAGACATCGTTGGATGCCTCACCGGTCTGGTCGCGGACCTGTCCTGGCAGGATAAAGCGGCGTGCCGTGGACTCCCTACGGAGTGGTGGTTCCCGGACCAAGGCGGCAGCCGGGAATGTAAGCGGGCCAAGGAAATCTGCCACGGCTGCCCAGTCAAACTCCAATGCCTCCAATTCGCGATAGAGGTACACGACCAGCACGGAATTTACGGGGAGCTGTCATTGAAGGACAGGCGCAGGTGGAACCAGGAAAGGAAAGCGGGCTAGACACCGCGAATGTCAGTGTATCGGAGGATAATTGAGGTATGGGAATGACTGATTTACAGAACGTCCACGAGCGCATTGCGGGCAAGCGTATAGCCTCCGTCGAGGCCGACGGTACGAGGCTGGTGCTAAACGATGGCACTGTGCTGCATCTCTACATGTCAGACAGTGACTGTTGTGCTTCCGCCGATGGGAAGTGGGTAATCCAGCCGGACGCGCTGGAGGCGATTATTACCGGCGTTCAGGTTACACCAGACGCGGATCGGAGCGGTTATGACGGTGACGGAAATACCAACTACGCCACCATCTCAATTCTGCACAACCAGAACCCCATTGCCCTTGCAGACTGCTATGCCAATGACGGTAATGGGGGCTACTACTTCTCCGTGCTATCCCTCCGTGTTGTCATGCCCGGTGACGAAGATGACGTCAAGGTGGAAGTCCTGAACTCTGACTCCTCGTCCAGCGATTGAGGAGGTAGTGAGAGTTGAGTGCTGAACCGCTGCAATGGGACCACAACCCAGATATTCGCGTCCCAAAGAATGGGTGCCGCGCCGAAGTTGACGGCGGTGCTTACATTCTGTTCAAGTACGGCGCTAGTTCGTGGCAGGTGCTTTTCAGCACTGGGTGGCATATACCCGATGAGGTCTATCTCGGCGACAGCGAATCAGACGCACTAGCCGCAGCAGAAGCTCACCATATCGCCATTAGGCAGAGAACGATCTACCGTCGAACGGGCAGGAGTGACGATGCCGCAGCGGATTCAGCGGAAGCGCACTAGGGGTTGGCGAATGCCCGAGGGTGCTATCTACGTCGGGCGACCGAGCCAATGGGGCAACCCGTTTCGACCTGTTCTCGTCGGTGGCGAGTGGCTCATAGAGGATGACAACGGCGTCCAGTACGACGGGTTCGGGAGCAAGGTAAGCGCTATCGGTCGGTGCGTTGCGCTCTACCGGTCGCTCGATATGACGTTCATGACAGACGCAGACCTAGACGAGTTCGTCGCGCCGCTACGGGGCCACGATCTCGCCTGCTGGTGCTCTCTCGATTCCCCTTGTCATGCAGACGTGCTGCTTGAACTCGCTAACGATCCACCGTCGAACGGAGAAGCTTTGTGAGCGAACTACGTAGAGCACTGTTGGTAGCCAAAGCGGAAGCGGCACTTATCCCCACCGGCCGACGGGCTGAGCTCGACCGCAGATTCACTGCGGCCCAGAAGGCGGCACAGGCTCACGCCACGTACAGGAGGTCCGCTTAGTGTCCGTCTCCGACAGCTTCTTTCTCGATAAAGGCTCCCAACACAAGCTCCGTGAAGAGTTGGCCAGCATCCCCCGCATGATCGGGGAGCTGTCCGTCACCCTCACCCGCCAGGCTCGCATCCAGAGGCCAGGGTTGAGTATGTCCCGAAGGCCCAAGCCTGAGTCTCAGGTCCCCATCCATATCGGGGCACACAACGCCGCTGACGTACTGCACAACTGCCTAGGTACGTGGGTGAGGCTGGTATGCGAACAACGAGCGATCGTGTGGGATAAGGGCAACGACATCATCACGCTGGCCAAGTGGCTGCGAGTCAACATGATCGCCCTAGCCCTCACTGAAGGTTCAGAAGAAGCGTACGAGGACATCAAAGCCGCTATCGATGACTGCTGGCGACAGATAGACATCCCCGCCGACGATGACATTGTGATCGACCGAGGACGAGTACATGAAGCGAACAAACACATCGTCACCGCCGACACCATCGAACCTATCGCCCGCCGGATAGGGGAGATGGGAAAGAAGCTGAATGCGCAGCGGGTGCACTCGCTTACCCGTGGTGGGCATCTGCGTCCAGTCTCTAGCGACCCGGACACGGGTAAGAAGTTCTACCGACTGGGGGATGTGCTGCACGCGCACAACAACTGCGAGAAACGAGACCGAAAGAAGGGCGCATGAGCGACGGACGCGGCATGTACATGAAGTACCGAGTTGAGCGGATGGACGGCAAGGATATGGGGCCATGTTTCATCCTTGAATACAAGAAGGATCGCCACGCGCGGGTGGCACTTGCGGCGTATGCCGACGCGTGCGCCGAGGACAATCCTGGACTAGCCCAAGACCTGCGGTGGACGCTAGAGGAGCTGGAGCGGTGAGGGTCGGGACCTGTCCGAAGTGTAAGCACTTGGAAGGTCGACACATCCAGTCCACGTACTTCGATGAAGAGACGTGGACTGGCCGATTCGTGTACGCCAGGTGCGATTGTGGCTGCACCCACTACGTCGTAGTGGAGCCGGTCTAGTGTCGGCCCTCGACTGTGAGGGGAGTGACCTAGATCCTGGTTGGTGCTGCACCCATAGATGCGATTTCAGGGACCCTAGGCATCCGCACTGCTGGCAGAACTGTGACGAAGAAGATTGCGCCGCCCCTGAGTGTGATTGGGTTGAGTAGTTCACGCTGGTCGCACATACTGCGCAGGCCAAGGTATCTCACGCATCTTCCACGCCTGCGTAGGGTTGGCCGCAGTGACCCAAACGATAGGCATATCGCGTCCGGGAACTACCCGAGTGGTAGTTAGACACTCAACTTCACCACCGGTTGCGGTGGTTACGTAGACACGCATTCTAGCTTCAATACCCATACGTCTAGCGTCGGTCTTGCCAAAAGATCTGTAAAGAAAAATCTATGCGACACCGCGTTATGGCAGTGCCTTATGGCAAGCCGCAAAGGGAGTGAAACTGATGAACGTATGGATAGTCTCTGCGCATCGGTCCTGGGGCGACAGGATTGAATACCACGGACACAGGGGGGATACCCACCGCTGGATGGGCTGGACGCGACCCATACCCAAGGTGGGGGAAGTTATTGAAACTGAATTGAAGTCCGGACGGGCGGCCCGCTTTCGGATAGTTGAGGTTGAGCGCGGGTACGGCACGGATGATATGTGGTGGGCCACAACCTCGGACGCGCCCATTTATGGAGCGACGACGTAACTGCCTCCACCTTGCATAAGTATATCGGTTCTGATATATTAATGAGGTGACCGACGAAAAGCCTCTCCGCTGGATAGGTACCTCACTTGAGGACCTACGGGACTTCCCCGAAGCGGCACGGCAGGACGCCGGTTACCAACTGGATAGGGTTCAGCACGGCCTAGAGCCCCACGACTGGAAGCCAATGCCAACAGTCGGCAAGGGCTGCCGCGAGATACGCGTACGCACCGAAGACGGCGCGTACCGTGTGTTCTACGTAGCCACCCTTGGGGATGTGGTGTTCGTACTGCACAGCTTCGTCAAGAAGTCACAGAAGACTTCCCAGCAAGACATCAACACCGGTAAGGCTCGATACAAGAAAGCGCAGGAGGAACTATGAGCGTATGGGACGACATCGCCGACACCCCGCGCGAAGCGGAGAACCTTCGCGTGCGGTCTGAGCTGATGATGGCAATCGAAAAGAAGATCAACGAGCGCGAATGGACCCAGGTCCAGGCCGCCGAAGCACTCGGACTGACCCAGCCTCGGGTGTCGGATCTGCTGCGCGGCAAGATCTCCAAGTTCTCCTTGGATGCTCTCGTGGACATCGCTTCCGGGTTGGATGTGCACGTGAAGGTGTGCGTCTGATTGCGACACGCCGACCAGGGGATATACCCCTTAACCGCTGTCAAGTAGTAAACTGCGCATAGGCGCGACTTACACCCATTCTTTTAAACCCCCATCGACATTTGTTCGGTGGGGGTTTTTCTATGCCCAAACGGAGGTTCCCTTATGCCTCTGTCTCGTGTCCGCTGCTGCATCCCCTGTGGCCGTATCCGCTACGCCCCCTGCTCTGCAGGGTGTCGAGTAGATCCCGAGAACGACCCAACAAGCTGGACAGAACAGGTGCCGCCGAGCGATGAAGCTGAGTAAGGAAGCGCGCAATACCGTCGCCGACTGCATCAGTAAGGGCATCCACCTGACGCTGGACGTTCAGTGCGATGGCGAGCCGATGGGCGGCTGGTGCGATAAGTGCGAGAAACCGTCGATGGTCGAAGTGCAACTGCGTGGCATCTCCACTGACGCCGTGTACGACCTCGGACCCGCCGTCGTATGTGCAAACCATGAGGCTGGCGATGATTGAATGTCTTGGTTGCGGCTCGACGGTGGGGCAAGACGGCGATTGCCCGCGCCCCGAACACTGCGGAAACTGCCCACCTTGGGACTGTGACGAATGCGGCCAGCAGTGCTCGATCAACACCCCTTGCGGGTGCTGGATTTTCCTTGAAGGCATGAACCTCGCCGACATCAAGGCGGTACTCGCCGCAGCCGATCTGAGTGTCAATGTGGAGGTGCCGCCATGCTCGACAGATTCTTCGCGGCACTAGCCGGCGCCATGGCCCCTCCACTCGTGGCCATGTGTGAGCGCATCGCGGATAAGAAGATCCCTGACGACACCGTGCCGAAGTTCATGGACGGCCTGCTGGATATCGCCCGCGACGGCGTTGACCGCGCCGTGAGTGTGGTGCAGACGTCCGCTGACGGTATTGCCGGTAGCGCGGAAGCTGAACTAGGTCAGCTCGGCTCGGAGATTAGGGGAGTGGTCAAAGCGGCCAACCCCATAGATATTCTCGGCAGCCTGTTCGGGCGACGCTAGACACCGCTGATGTCGCTGCACCGCAGTAAAATTGAGGTATGAGCATTGAGACCGAGCGGCAGTTGAATCGCCGCTGCATTGAGCTGCAAGACGAGATAATCCGCTGGGGCGAGAAGGCGCAGTGGGCGCTTGAGCAAGATGACACCGGATGGTGGGGCGATGTCCTCGGTGGCATCGTCAAGCGCGGCAAGCTGATGGCAGAGAAGGGCACCTAACGATGTGCCCTCCACGCTGTCAGAACTGCATCCATCCGCAGCATGACCACGAAGGCTGGTTTGGTCGCTGCACCCGCGACGACTGCGAATGTAAGGCAATGCAGGACTGACTTGCCCCTACAGCCTCTCCGTTCTACTATCGAACACATGTTCGACAAGGTGTCATACCGTATCGAAGGTGATGGACCCGTCACAGCGGTACTCACTTACCAAAACCGGGAGTACCGGCACACCTCCCGAACCATGTGGCTCGGACACGAAGACGGCATGCCCCAAGGCTCCATCCAACTCGACGAGCATGTGTGGGCGCGGCTACAGCGCATCAACGGAACCATAGAAGCCACCATCACCGACTCTAAGACTGGTGAAAGCTACACCCTCACACCTGAATAGACACCGCGACTTACGCTGTAGCTCGGTAAAATTGAGGTATGGATGATCCCGAGATTGAAGTCGCTGAGGCGGTGTGTAAACGGCACAACTGGGACGGCATGATGTTTTGCGCTTGCACTGCCGCTGCTCGTGAAGCTTTGAAGCGAGTGGGCGCCGATCTGCAATCCGTCGATGGCGTCTTAGGTCTGCTTCATCATCGAGGGCTTGTTGACTCCGAGCGCAATAGAGCTGATGTGAAAGCTGCCCTCGAAATCGTACAGAGGTACACCCGATGACTGAACCATCTCAAGCCCATATAGACCGGGCACGTGAACTCGGCCTCTCTTTCGATCCTTCTGATACATCGGATGAAGAGTTAAGCCGTGCTATCGCAACGTATGAGCGGGTTTACATCGAGGCGATGACCGAGAATGCTGGTAGGGACACTGATACTCCTACTGAGCGCCGCAAGATGCTGGGCGTATGGACTCAGCGCGATGAAGAAGAGGCCAAGGAAGCCGCTGAACGGCGGCGGATGTTCGGCTCCCGACGAATCCCACCCGCCTAGACACCGCTGATTCCTCTGAAACGTCGGATAATTGAAGGTATGGACATCACCGAGAAGCCATTGACCAACCTGGCTGACACAATACATACAGCCCTGATCGGACACAGGCCGGACGACTACGCCTGCTACTACAAGCAGCTTTTCAATGTGTTTGGAGCGCCCGGCATCCCGAACACCTACGAGGCGGTACTCAAGCGTTACGGCAGGGTAATCCATCGAGAGACATTCTGGCGGCGCAAGAGCGCAGAGAAGCAATGCATCGCATGGAAGCGCTTGTATGACGCCGTCGTACTACCACCTCCACAGTCCTAGACACCGCTGATCCCGTTGAAACGCGGGATAATTGAGGTATGAACGACGAATTGAGCTTCCTGCTTGAGGCGTCGCCGGAAGAGTGGGATACCTTCATTGGATGCCCACATACAGGCAAGTCCTACACGGAAGTGGGACGGCTAACCGGCGAGGTGTTCACGCGCTGCTGCGACTGTCACACGGCTTTGCCTAATCTCCCGTCCTAGCTGAATCCCTTTGGGAGGTAATCATGCTTGATGGTCAACCGTTGGGCGAGTACCCGGAACTGGGGCCGACGCACACCGCCGAGTATTTCGAGCTCCTAACACTGGCCTACTTAGCCAGGCTCATGGGTTACCACATCTAGTGCCATGCCCCTCACTGCTAACCAGCTCCGCATCCTAGAGGCGTTGCAGCGGTTACGTATAGCCCGTACTGAGGGCGATGTTGACGCCGAGCTCGTGGCCTACAGCCGCATGGATGAGCTACTGGATCGTGAACCTAGGGGCATAGGTTCCGTTTCGCCGATCGCGCCATAGCCAACAGATTGGCTGGTGTCGCGTTCGGATAGTTGGAGTGCGAGGCGACCTGCTCGGGGGTTTCCCCGTTGCGCAAGTCATTGCACATGCCGTTCCCGGCGGCCAGTAGGAACGGCCGGGACTGCCACATCACTTGAAAACCCTGCCCGGACAGTTCGTCCAGGTAGGCGTCATCGTCCGCGTACGCCGCGGGCGCGAAAACAATGCTGGCCGCTACGGCGGCTGCAGCTGCGATCTTGATCATTGGCGGATCGTAGACCTCCACCCCGACGGGTACAGGCGAAACGGGAGATCAGATGGCCGTGCAGCACTGCGAGTACTGCGGCCGCCGCCTCCGGTACGACTGCTGCCCGCACTGTGAAGAGGGTGAGTAGTGCTCGGGGTAGCGATCACCACCCACAACCGCCGAGATGTCCTCCTCAACGCGTTAACGCACTGGATCGAGCACACCTCGGCTGATGTGCCAATTGTCGTTGTGGACGACGGCAGCGACGAGCCCCTATGCCTTGAAGGCTGGCGCGGTATCCCGGTGCATCGAGTTCCTAGCGTGAGCGTTGTTCGCCATCCACAACCTATGGGGATAGCGGTGGCGAAAAACCGTTGCATCGCCGAGCTCATGGACTTGGGGTGCGACCACCTGTTTCTCGCTGACGACGATGTGTGGCCCACCGTAGACGAGTGGTGGAAGCCTTACGTTGAGTCGCCGGAACCGCATCTGTCGTTCCAGTGGCCCAGCGGCGGCCGACACAGCGTCACCCACCAAGACGAGCAGCATTTCGCCATCGGATTCCCCCGCGGAGTTCTCCTATACGCCGAACGCCGAGTGATCGACACGGTGGGCGGCATGGACACCGGATATGGGGCGCACGGCGGCGAACACGTCGACTGGTCACAGAGAATCCACGACGCAGGGTTGACGCGATGGCCGTTCGCCGATGTCCGAGGATCACACAACTTGATCTACTCCCGCGACAAAGCCGAAGGAAACCGAACAGGTTCTTCCCGGTTTGAGCTTCCCGAGCGTGCCCGGATGTGTGAGGCCAATGGAAACCGTTGGGGCCACAAGCACCCAACATGGCCGTACTTTCCATTCCGGGGAGGCGAGGGCGTCCAGGACTACCAGTTAGGCCCGTACTTCCCGCCCGCGGAGCATTATTCGCTGCTGCGGCATGTGGTCGGTTTGAGACCTTCCGGTGTGGCTTTGGAGTTTGGGGTGGGTAAAGGCGAATCGACCCGCATCATTGCCGAGCACATGCCGGTGATCGGATTCGACAGCTTCACCGGACTGCCTGAGGATTGGCGCGACGGATTCCCTAAGGGGTCGTTCGCGCATAAACCACCAGCCATCAACAACACTCGCCTAGTGATAGGTCGGTATGCCGACACCCTGCCAGGGTTCACGTTCCCTGAGTGTGGTTTGGTGCATATCGACTGCGACCTGTACTCGTCCACGGCAACAGCTCTGGAATATCTACAGCTCAAGCCTGGAACTTATGTCGTTTTTGATGAGTGGCACAGCTACGACGGCTGCGAAGACCACGAGATGAAAGCCTGGCGCGAATATGCCGACCGCACCGGCATCAACTGGTGTGTGGTTGGGCATTCGCATGAGGCTTGGGCGATTCGGATCACCTAGGGAGTTGTGTTGCGAGTCATCCTCTTTGTGTTCGCGGGCCGTAAAGCCAATATGCAACTCCAGGTACCGTACATCAAACGCATCCTGGCTGAGCATCCGAATGTTGAATACGACATCTGGAACCTCGCCCGCGACCCCAAGGACGCGGAGTATCTGCAAACCATCACGGGCGAGCGGATCACCGTCCGTAACGACTTCCATGGCGGATGCCATTGGACCGGTTTCAACAAGGTGTGGTGGTACTACGCCCAACCCGAGTATCGGGACTGTTTGTTCGTCAAGGTCGATGACGATGACGTGTTCTTCGAGACCGCACGCTTCGGTGAATACCTTGAGGCGATAGACAACAACCGCGGCAGCGTTGTCTCCGCGCTGACCGTGAACAACGGCGCCTCAACATGGTTGGAGCCGCTGATTTGGCGCGGCTTCGAGAACCTGAACATCCCTTTGTTGGATGTGCACATGTCCGGCGACTACGCCCACATGTCACACGAGCATTTCCTGACCAATTGGCGGGATGTGACTGGTCAACCCAACCAGGTCATCCCGACGACGGACTGGTTGTCGATCAACTGCATCGGACTCGACCACCCCACCCTGAAACGCATCGCAGACCTACTGGACACCCCTTCGCCTGCCCATATCGCAGGCAGGGATTGGCCGCACGGCTTCAAGATCGGTGACGAAGGTGCAGCCAATATGCAGCCCCGAGTCATCCATAGAGGGTTTGTGGTGTCGCACCTATCGTTTGGACCTCAAGAACTCCCCGATGAGACGTGGGACCAGCTGCGCGCTGGTTATGCGAAGGTCGCAGGGGAGTACCTGTGAACGTCGCCGTGATCATCCCGTTCCGGGACCGCGGTAAGGACCCTCTAAGGCCCGCGAATCTGCGACGCGTCCTGATGGGCATGGAGGGGCTGTACCGCATCCATGTTGTTGATGACGGCCGCTCAGGCTATGAGTCGTTCAATCGATCCGCCGCATATAACCGCGGTGCCGACATGGTTGACGCCGATGTACTTATCTACTGCGAATCAGATCTGCTGGTCGACCCTATCCAGATTCGGGAAGCGGTCGCGCTGGCTTCGTTGACACCAGGTTTAGTCGTTCCGTTCTCACGCTTCATGGCCATTGCCCCCGAGGACTCGGTTCGCGTCCGAGACCTTGAGTTAGAGCCCGAAGAAGCTGTATCGCATCAGGTCCGAGGCGACCGTCAGTCGATCGGTGCCGTCAATGTCGTCTCCCGGGAATCACTCTCACTGATCGGTCAATACGACGAGTCGTTTGAGGGTGCTTGGTATGACGATGACGCGATGTGCCGAGCGTTTGAGGTGTGCTGCGGCCCAACCCGCTTCATAGACGGCCCCGGATATCACCTGTACCACCTACCCGGCGCCAGCGGCGATCATTTGACCGACGCTGATCGTGCCGCCACTGAACGCAACAAGGCCCGCTACCAGCTGTACCGGCAGGCAACAACACCGGAACGTATCCGCGAACTCACCGCAGGGGGTGTGTGATGGCCGACCATCTCATCACCGGCCCTGACGGCATCCAGTACACCTTGGCGGAGTGGGTGAACTCCCACATCGTTGGAACTTTCGAGCAGATGCTCCCCGGCGGGAAGACCCGCAAGGGCGGTGCCTGCTCGTGTGGGTGGCGCACCCCGCCTTTCGATCCTGTCGGTGATCGCGCTAAAGCGATGGCCGATGAACATAAGCGTCTAGAAGACCTCGCTGATGAGATGCGAAGGGAGAATGGTTAATGGCAGCCTTCGTGTACTTCACTGTGGCCGACACCTATCAGGCCATCGTCTCTGATGGGTCTGATGAGGGTAGCGAGCCGGATCTGAAGATGATTTCCGGCACGGTCACTTTCACTCCGTCGGTGAAGGAAGTGCTGGCCACCATCTCCGATATCCCCACCACGGTGCGTTTGGAGCCGATCATTGGCCGCATCGAGGAAGACGGTGTGCTGAAGACTCTCGATTCCACACCAGGTGTGAAGCTGCTCGCCAACACCGAAGCAATCGGGCCACTGCCTGAGCTGACGTATCGGGTGGACTTCACGAACGTGGTCTACAACCGCAAGACCAACCAGCGCATCGAACCGTTCCGGTTCGCCGCTGCCACAAGCGCCACCACGCTGCGCTTGTCTTCGGTTGAGCGCCTGCCGCTTTAGGCACACGTACTAGGCGCCCCTACCCGTCCAAAGGTAGGACCAGTTAAGTCAAGTCGAGAATTGAGGGAACAACTATGTCTGTCGACGTGATCCATGTGCCAGGCGGTATCGGTGGCCGCTACGAGGATTACTACTTTCCTGTCCAAGCGGCGCAGGTCCGAAACCTGCTAGGCAAGATCCTGACCCATATCGAGGCCATGAACCTTCCACCGCGCGTTGAGAAGGCCAACAAAGACCTGGTCCGCCAATCCATCTGGGACTGGTGGTCCGACGCCATGGAGAACTCCACCACCTCAGCGGGCGGATGCATTGGGCCGATCGAGAACATTCGGGAAGCCCGCACATCTGACGACAAGCCAAACCGATATGTGTGGCACACGACGGTTGGAGAGCTGGCGCCCAAGGCGCCGAAGATGTTCGTCACATACAGAGACAAGCGCTGATGAGCGACGAGCAGTACTTCGGCCCCTTCTGGGTCGGCATCAAGACTCGAGATTTCTGCGGTAAGCGCCTACCGAAGCGAGATCATAAGCCGTGGATCGACGACGGCGTCTATGGGGAGATCTACTGGGGCGATAGCGCGGGGGCCCGCGAGCTCGCGCAACATCTACTCGACGCAGCGGACGCCTATGACGCACTCGCTTCGGAGTTCAACTCATGAGACCCGACGAACGCATGAACCAGCTCCAGCGAAGAGTGGTTAACCATGCCCTGGCGGATCGGATGCTGAAAGTATCGCGGGGCGAGCCGATATCCGTTATGCGGGGATGGGCCAAGGATGGAAAGACCTTTCACTTCCTTGAGCCAGACCTATCTGGCGTGGATTGGCACCATGAGATGCAGAGGCTTTGGTGGGCTTGACCTACCGCATCGGCATAGTTGGCCATAACAAGCGGGCCGCCGCGGCCCATAACCTGATGGAAGCTACTGGTGCAGCGTTCCTGTCGTTAGACAACGGATCTAAGGGCTGCAACGGCAACCACCGCCATGTACTCGAGTGGCTATCCACCAGCCCTACTGAGTGGGTAGTTGTCCTTGAGGATGACGCCCAACCCATAGACGACTTCCGCACACAGCTCGATAAAGCGCTCACCGCGGCCCCTTGTGACATTGTGTCCCTGTATTTGGGGACCAACTATCCGCGTCTATGGCAGCGCGGCATACAACGCGCCACAACCCAAGCCGACCAAACTGATTCGCCCTGGCTGGTATCCGAGCATCTACTACACGCAGTGGGGTATTGCATCCGCACCACCCTGGTACCTGATCTTCTCGACGCCCTACCTGAGATGCCCATTGACGACGCCATCACCACATGGGCCAGAGACCAAGAGCACCGCATCGCCTACACATGGCCAAGCCTCGTAGACCACGAGGATGCGGACACCTTGATCTCCAAGCGCCCCACACGTAACGCCCCACGCAAGGCCCACCGCACAGGCACACGCACCCAATGGGCTGGCCCCACCGTAGAACTGGAGTACTGCTGATGCCCGAAGAGATGACTACGGCCGCCTTTCATGTCGATGCGGGCACGTCCCGTACGGAGCGCACCACAGTAAGTGCAACGTTCGAAGTCGTGGGTTGCGAAGCCGTGATTGATCTAGGTACCTCCTAAGGGGGATTCACTAATGCCCGTCCTAGTCTGCTCACGAGGCAAGGAATACGTACACCCATCAGGCACGCACTACCTGTCCAGTCCCACCAATGTGCTGCACATCTTCAATGGTGAAACCAACGTCGCGTCCTACCGCGAATGGGACTATGCCTGGATACCCAACGGAGAACCCGGCACAGGCCAACACGTCGACAACTCGATCAACTTCAACAGGCCAGTCGGTGTCACCACCGTGGAGGAGCAGCAGAAGCGCGCGCGTCTGCAGTTGTCCCGAGATGGCCATGCCCCGCGCACCTAGAGTCTGCGCACACCCTGACTGCACAGAGCTGGTGCATGGCGCTAGGCGCTGCCCCCAGCATCAGGTAAGCGGCTGGTCCTCTAGTCCACGCACCGCATCCGCAGGACGCACAGGAACCAGCGCATGGAGACGCACCAGAGCCTACGTCCTACACCGCGACAACCACACATGCCAGATACGCGGACCACGATGCACCACCCACGCCACCGAAGTCGACCACATCAAACCAGTCAGCCTCGGCGGCACAGACTTCGCAATCAACTGCCAAGCAACCTGCCACACCTGCCACGCCTGGAAAACCGCACAGGAAGCCAACACGGCCCGGCAATGACCCCCTGGGGACCACCCCCACCCCACCCCACGCCCCGACATCGGCCAGACGCCGTCTTTTCGGCCTGTACGGGTTCCCCAGCTTTTCCGGCCCCGAAACGGGGCGTCCAAGTCCCGAAACGGGAGGTTGATGATGCCTGGACCCACCAAGAAAGATCCGAGTCTGGTTGCTCGGCGCAATAAGACGACGACCAGGGCTGTTTTGTCTGCCGATCACGACATTGAAGCGCCCGAGCTCCCTGCGGAGATCGCGTGGCATTCGATGACGAAGCGTTGGTGGGCTGATATTTGGTCGTCTCCGATGGCTCCCGAGTATGCGGAGTCGGACATCAACGGTTTGTTGCGTGTGGCGATGTTGTACAACGACTTTTGGTTGGCGGAGACAGCGAAAGAGCGGGCTGAGATTCAGGTTCGGCTCGAGAAGGCCGATGTCGACTACGGAACTAACCCGATGGCTCGGCGCCGGCTGGAATGGCAGATCGAGCAGTCGGAGGATTCGAAGGCAAAGGGACAGAAGCGCCGCGGCGTCCCCAACCCCGCCCCGATGCCAGAACCCGACTCCGATCCGCGGCTCAAGCTAGTCCAATAGTCCCGCCATGGCGGTTCTGATTGTTCCGCCGCTCGACCTGTCCTACCCGACATTGGGGCCGCAGGTCTGCCAGTTCATCGAAGAGCGGATGGTGTTCGGCCCCGGATCCCTATCGGGGCAGCCGGCACGCCTCGATGACGAGAAGCGCGGCATCATCTACCGCCTCTACGAGATCTACCCGCAAGGGCACCGGCTTGCGGGGCGGCGCAGGTTTCAGCGTGGAGCCATTGAGGTCCGTAAGGGGCTGGCGAAAACCGAGCTCGCCGCTTGGATATCGGGTTGCGAGCTGCACCCCGAGGCTCCGGTTCGGTGCGACGGGTTCGACGCCAGCGGCAATCCGGTCGGCCGGCCCGTGGAGTCGCCCGTCATTCCGATGATGGCGGTCACCGAGGAGCAGGTGGAAGAGCTCGCGTACGGCGTGCTCAAGTATGTGCTCGAAAATGGGCCTGACGCGGAACTGTTCGTGATCACTAAAGAGAAGATCATCCGAAAGGGCTGGAACGGAACCGAAGACGGCTTTGTCGTCGCGGTATCCAACGCCCCCGGATCCCGAGACGGTGCACGAACCACCTTCCAGCACTTCGATGAACCACACCGATTGTTCATGCAGCGGATGCGGGACGCGCACGAAACGATGCTCCAGAACATGCCGAAGCGGCCCCTCGAGGATCCGTGGACGCTGTACACCTCCACCGCGGGCCAGCCGGGGCAGAACAGCATCGAAGAGGATGTTCTCGCCGAAGCGGAAGCTATCGACAAAGGTGAGGTTGACGACCCCAGCCTGTTCTTCTTCCGCCGATGGGCCGGCGACGAGCACCGCGACCTATCCACTGTGGAGAACCGGATCGCAGCCGTCGCAGACGCCACCGGCCCCGTAGGGGAGTGGGGCGTCGGCCAGTTTGAGCGGATCGCAAAGGACTACGACCGCAAGGGCATCGACAAAGCCTACTGGGAACGGGTGTGGCTGAATCGGTGGCGCAAATCTGGCTACCAAGCGTTCGACATGCTCAAAGTCGAATCCCTGCGCTTCGAGGACGAAGACAAACCGTGGGGTCCGATACCGGACGCCGCGTTCGTCACCGCAGGGTTTGACGGCGCGAGGTTCCGTGACGCCACTGCACTCACCATCACGGATATCGAGACCGGACGGCAGATGCTTTTGGGCTGCTGGGAGCGCCCTGAAAACGCTGAGGACTGGGAAATCCCAGAGGATGAGGTCACGGACCTAGTCACGGACATGATGTCCCGGTATGAGGTGTGGCGCATGTACTGCGACCCGCCCCACTGGACAGAAACCGTTGCTTCATGGGCGGCCCGATTCCCCGATCAAGTTGTCGAGTGGTTCACCCAACGCAAAACGCCTATGGCCGCCGCGGTTAGGGCGTATGTCGAGGCTATCGATTCCGGGATTGTCACTTATGGCGAAAACGCCTGGCAAGAGACGCTGATCAAGCATATGGGAAACGCTGGCAGACACGAGTTGAAGCTCCTTGACGACCAGGGAGCGCCGCTGTGGATCCTCCAGAAGCAAGACGGGCGCCTCGAGGACAAGTTCGACGCAGCAATGTCCGCGGTCCTGTCCTGGACAGCCTGTGTCGATGCTCGACGATCCGGGGCTAAGCCGCGGCCGAAATCTTATGTGCCGAGGCGCATCTACTAAATGACAGAAGGGAGTCCCATGGCGTCTACACCAGAAGAATGGCTCCCCATCCTGACCAAGCGCATCGACGACAACATGCCGCGAGTCCGGCTCCTGGACCGGTATGTGTCCGGCGACGCACCGCTACCGGAGCAGTCGAAGAACACGAAAGCATCCTGGAAAGCGTTCCAGAAGATGTCCCGCACCAACTGGGGCATGCTGATACGAGACTCAGTTTCTGATCGCATCGTGCCGAACGGAATCACAGTCGACGGGTCCGCGGACTCGGAGACTGCTAAGCAGGCGCAACGCATCTACCGCGACAACCGCATGGATGCCGTTGTGCGGCAGTGGCTCGACTACGGGCTGACCTTCCGCGATTCATACCTGACTTGCTGGCAGGGAAATGACGGCCAGGCAATAATCACCGCCGATTCCCCCGAAACCATGTACGCCGCAGTAGATCCCCTGCAGCCTTGGCGAGTGCGTGCCGCGATCCGCTACTGGCGCGACATAGACGAAGAGAAAGACTTTGCGTTCGTTTGGGTGAACGGTGCGCGCCAGAAGTTCTCACGCCCCTGCTACGTGCAGAACATCAACTCCAAGCGCCTCATGACCAGAATCTCGGGCGGTTGGGAGCCTGAAACCGACCTGATCGAGACTGACGGCGCCCCACCTGTGGTTGTGTACACCAACCCGGGCGGTGCTGGGGTTTTCGAGACCCATATAGATCTCATCAACCGCATCAACTCCGGCGTTCTGCAGCGCTTGTCGACGATGGCGATGCAAGCGTTCCGTCAGCGCGCTCTAAAGAAGGAGGGAGACAAGCCCCTACCGGCGGTCGATGACAAAGGCAACGCCATCGACTATGCGGCCATCTTTGAACCAGCCCCCGGAGCGCTGTGGGATCTCCCACCAGGTGTTGACATTTGGGAATCTGCCACAACCGATGCAAGCCCCATGCTCGCCGCGTCGAAAGAAGACATCCGGCATCTCTCGGCGGCCACGAAAACGCCCCTTCCCATGCTGATGCCCGATGGCGCAAATCAGACGGCGGAAGGCGCGATGAACACCGAGAAGGGCTTCATTTTCAAGTGTGAAGCATGCCTAGCGGTAGTGAAACTCGGCCTCGAAGCCATCATCGTTAAGGCGCTAGAGACCGAAGGTGTCGCAGACGTAGGCAATGTTGAGGTGTCATTCGAGGCGCCAGCCCGTGTGACACTCTCTGAGAAGTACTCTGCCGCAGCACAAGCGGCGGCAGCAGGGGAGCCGTGGGGCTCAATTGCGCGGAACATCCTCAAGTACTCACCCGACCAGATTGCACAAGTCGAAAAGGATCGGGCCAAGGAAGAGGCGATGGCGCCACAAGTAGCGCCACCTGCTCCACAAGACTTCCCCCAGTAGGGGGTTCGCCCGTACGGGCGCCACCAATGCGAAACGCAAAGGAATTTCACATGTCTGATGTGACCCCGAATGACATGCCGGGAGCCGTAACGGAACCGGGCGAACCAGAAGGAACCGTAGACGCCATCAAGGCGCCGAAATCCGAAGCCAAAACCGATGGTTTGACCGCTGAGGAACGGCAAGAGCTGGACAGACTTCGCGCCACCCGCGTTGAGGAACGACGCTGGGAAAAGCGCGCGAAGGAAAACTACGACGACGCCACCAAGTGGCGTGAGCTCATCGAGAAGAGCGGCGGAGACAAGAAAGAGTTCGACCCAAGGGCCGAAATCGACAAGATCCGAGCCGAACTGACCACCGAACGCACCGAACGGTTGCGATCAGAGGTCGCCAGAACCACCGGAGTTGACCCTGAGGACATCAAGGGCGGCACCGAAGAAGAGATGCGCGAATCCGCCGAACGGTGGAAGGTGCGTTTCAACGCTCGACTCGAAGAAGCGATCAAGTCGAAGTCCGCACCGGCCGCAGCGCCGGCAGCCGAGGTTACTTCAGACAAGAAAGTCACCGGTCCCAAGCAGTTGACCCGTGATGACCTCAAAAACATGTCCCCCAAGGCGATTCGAGAAGCCCGCGAGAGCGGGCAGCTCGACGAGCTGATGGGGAAGTAAGCATAGGAAGGAGCCAGTCAGATGGCTGTTACCCATTTCATCCCCGAAATCTGGTCGTCCTACATTCTTGAGCGCTACATGGCCAAGAATGTGTTCGCCTCCCTCGTTGACCGCAAGTACGAAGGTGAAGCCCGCAAGGGCAACACCATCCACATCCCCGGTGTGGTCGCCCCGGCGGTCAAGGACTACAAGGCGGCTAGCCGCACCACGTCGGCAGACGCCATCAGCGACACCGGAATCGACATCCTGATCGATCAGGAGAAGAACTTCGACTTCTACGTCGACGACATCGACAACGCGCAGTCGAACGAAAACCTGCTGCCGCTGTACACCGACGCCGCCGGTGACTCGCTGGCCACCGACGCCGACCAGTTCATCGCCAACCTGCTTGTCGCCAACGCCACCGGCATGCCATGGTCGTCCAACCCCACCACGGGAGATGGCGCGTTCAACGTCGTCAAGGACGCCCGCAAGCTGATGAACAAGGCCAACGTTCCTGACGACGATCTGCGTGTCGCGGTTGTGAACGCCGAGTTCGAAGCCTTGCTGGTCGGTGCTGATTCGAAGCTCACCAGCTTCGATTCGTCCGGCGACACCGCTGGTCTGCGCAACGCCACTGTTGGAAAGCTGCTCGGATTCCGTGTGGTTACCTCGAACAACCTGCCTGAGTCTGACTCGCCGCAGGCCGTGTTCTTCCACCAGCGTGCCGCAGCGTTCGTGTCTCAGATTGACGAGGTCGAAGGCATGCGCGCACAGGACAAGTTCGCCGACCGCATCCGCGGCCTGCATGTGTACGGCGGCAAGGTCGTTCAGGCCCCCGGCGTGCTCGTCTTCAACCGGGCCGGCAGCTAGTGCTGGCATCTCCCGCTGACGTCGCCCACGCCCTAGGGCTGGAAGACGAGAACGAGCTCACCGCCTCCCAGCAGGCCCGTGTCGAGGGCCTGCTGGAGAGGGTGTCTCGAAGGTTTCAGCGGGAGGCCGGACGAACCCTGACCGCAGGGGCGGTGACCGTGCGTGCACTCACGGTGGAGGGCCGGGTACATCTACCGGACCCCCCGTCTGGAGACACTGTTACGGTCACCGACCTCTGTGGTAACACGCTCGAAGGTGTCATCGAGGGCGACTACGTTGATGTCACCCGCAACGGGTGCCCTGTCGCCACGGGTGAAATCCTTGTCGTCGAATACACCCGAGATGAGCCGCCCCAGGCCGCAATAGATGCGGTAGCGGCGATGGTCGCGCGCCACCTCACGGTGGAACCCGGTTCACCCGAATCGAAGTCCACCGACCTCACCGCGGGCGCGGATTTTCGGCAGCGTCTTGCCGACTGGGTGTCTGACACATCCTTGTTCACCGACGAGGAACTAGCGGAGGCGAGAAGCTACCGCTACCCCGTCCCTAATGTGATCATCCACCGCCTGTGACCTTCGAATCACTGGCCAGGATCCCGGTCACGTACACCCCATACACGGGTGTCACTCAGGATTCCCTAGGGAACGATGTTCCCTCATTCGGCCCCACAGTGGACCTGAAGGCGTACTCGTATGCCCCGCACCGGACTGAAGACACGGACGGGCACACCTCACGCGATATCGCAGAAGTCGATCTAGCCATGCCCCCCATGACCGTTGATCTGATGTCCCGATTCGGGATCAATGGGAAAACCTACGAGGTGGTGGGTGAACGCGACGAAACAGGCGGATTCCACGGCTGGAAGCCAGGAATCATCGTCGAGCTGAAAAGGGTGACCGGATAGTGGCCAAGTTCAGGCTGAATCGTAAGGCGCAGAGCGAATTGACGAAGGAAATCGTCGAGAAGGTCTGCGTTCCCATGATGCAGCGGGTCGCTGACGCCTGCAACCAAGAAGCGGGACTGGAAGACGGTTTCCGCGTCTCGGTAGAAGGCGATGATCCTTTGGATAAGCGCGACTACCGGGCAACAGCTATCGCCGCAACGGCAGAGGCCATCCGGTACGACCACAAGCACGACGCACTGCTACACAACTTTGGCGAGGCTGGCTGATGTTCGCCTACCACGCCCAAGTGGTCAGGGACTGGCTGGACGAAAACATGCCGGTTCGGGTGTCCACTGACGTGCCGAAAACGCGCCCAGCGCAGCTGATCACAATCGATTCAGCGCCAATCTCTAGCGGATACTCGGGAACCAAAGCCCGCGTACTCGCACGGCGCCGACTGATCATCTACTCATGGGGCGCCAACGAACTGGACGCATACAACCTGATCGAGCAGACGCGTGAATGGCTCCTCAAACTCCCCGGCAAGGGCCGCGGAGTGCACGCTGTAGACATCGCAGGGGAACCTGCCCGCCGCGATGACATCGAAAGCGAAACGCGACGGTTCGTGATGACCGTCGATGTATTAATGCGTTCAAATCCCTGAATTTACAACTAAATACACCCTTTCAAAGGCTCGGCTGCACCGATCTGCTTCTGAAAGGGGCACATCATGGCTGAAGAAGTCGGCAACGTTTTCGCCGCAGAGCCGTCCGCCGCTGGGGCCGCGTTCGTCGCCCCGCTCGGAACTACCCTCCCAACCAGTGTCGACGGAGTGCTCGATGCCGCGTTCGTCGGTCTTGGGTATGTCGGCGAGGACGGTATCACTGAAACATCGGAGCGGTCCACCGATGAGAAGAAAGACATGGGTGGCCGCATCGTCAAGGTGCTGCAGACCGAGTACAACCACTCGTTCAAATTCGTCCTCCTGGAATCGCTGAATGCCGATGTCCTCAAGGCGATCTACGGTGCTTCAAACGTCACCGTCACCCCCGCTGACGGTACTCACGGCACCCAGGTGAAGGTCCGCAAGACCAGCAAGAAGCTGCCCCACCAGACGTGGGTGTTCGACACCATCGACTCGGAGCTGTCCGCGAAGTACCGCAACTGCGTCGCAGACGGGCAGGTCATCTCTGTTGGTGATGTGACCTTGGCTAGCAAGGACACCATCGAATACGAGGTGGAACTGAAGGTCTTCGAGTCGTCCACCGGTGAATACGTGACCACGTACACCGACGACGGGCGGATCGCGGGCTCCTAATAGACGCGGCGGGGCCGAATTCCCCTGCAGCCGAGCGCGGCCCCGCCGCTCTCCAAGCGCTACGGCTGCACACAAACCCCTTGAAAGGGCGCTCATGGCTGCAAAAAACGCAACACCCTACGTCCACATCGTGGAAATCGAAGGCGTCGAAAAGAAGATCAACCTCAAACCCTTCGGGTCCGTTCCATCCGGTGTCATTCGGCGAAACCGCAAGAACCCCGAAGAGGGTATGTGGGAAATCTTTGAGTGGGGCGCGGTCTCGGAAGCCGATCTTGCTGTGTTCGACGAGCTGCCCCTAACTGAGGTGGAAGACCTTTTCACCGCCTGGCAGGAGGCCGGACAGGTCACCGTGGGGGAATAGTCGCGCTTCTCGACCTCATCGAGAAGCATGGCACCGCACTAGAATACGACCTGATCAAAGACGGGCTACGCCTACGTGACTGCCCGTCTGACGAATTCAACTGGCGCGATCTGTGGGTGTATGTCAATCACCCGGAAGAGACAAGCGCGCTATGGAAGTCCAGGAACCCGAAGTATGCGGGCTGGACTCTGACTACCCGCCTTCTGGCGATTATCGCCAATGCGCTGCGCTGGCTGGTGTGGGCGAAAACCAAGGACGGACACCGTAACCGGAACCGTCCGGTGCCAATCGGCCCTGATATGGGCGATCAGCAGTCACGCCCCGGCCTGAAAGTCAAAGCCGCGCCCCTCTCGAAGGTCAAAGAGCTACTCGGCCTTTCAGGCGAAGAGCGGCGCGAGAAGAAACTGCGAAACCTGTTCGGAAATTAGGAGGTGACACATGGCTGTTGAACTTTCATCGGGATATGTGTCTGCCACCGTCAGGTTCGATGGGGTCAACAGGGGCATCAGCAAGCTCTTTGACAACGTCCAGAAGCAGGCAGTCAGCGCGGGAAAGAGGACCGGCTCCGCATACGCTAAAGCCCTTGCCGACGAGGCGAAAACCGCTGCGGATCAAGTTAAAAAGATCTCCGAAACGGTCGCTAAGTCTCGCGACAAAGAAGCTGACGCCGCGGGCAAGCTCAAGGTGGCCCTTGAGAAGCTGAATGAGGCTCGCGAGGCGGGAACCAAGGGCTCGAAGCTCACCGCTTTGTCGGAAGCGCATGCGTCGGCGATGCGTAAGCAGCAGGCCGCGGCGAGTGAACTCGCCAAGGACTTGGATGCGGTAGCACGCGCCCAGAAGCGTGCCTCCGACGCGCAGTCCGCGATCGACAAGTCGTCCAAGCCGATACGTAACCAGGTATCCAAGCTCCTCTCTGGCTCATCTGACGCCGCAGGACGTGAAGGCGGACTTGCGGGGCGCAGGTTTGGCGATTCATTCTCCAGTGCGCTACGCACAACCGGGATTGTTGCTGCGGGTACCGCGGTAGGGAACCTGGCTGCTAATGCGATGACTAAGGCTGCGAGCCTGGCCACGAGCGGTGTTTCAGCGGTTGTCACCAAGGGCTTGGACTTCGAGAAGACCATGAACACCCTCTCGGGTGTCACAGGTGCTTCGGCAGACGTGATGCAGCGGTTCCGCGACACCGCCAAGGCCCTCGGTAACGACATGACGTTGTCGAATACCTCGGCTGCTGATGCGGCGCAGGCCATGACGGAGCTTGCCAAAGCCGGTTTCTCGGTGGATGAGTCAATAACCGCGGCCAAGGGCACCCTGCAACTAGCCGCCGCCGCACAGGTGAGCGCCGGACAAGCTGCCGAGATCCAAGCCAACGCGCTACAGGCATTCGGATTGAAGGCCGACTACGCCTCTAAAGCTGCCGATGTGCTGTCCAATGCCGCCAATGCATCATCGGCAGAGATAACCGATGTCGCGTTCGCTCTTCAGGCTGGCGGTTCTGTCGCACGCCAGACGGGGGTGTCCCTCGAGGACACCGCGGCAAGTATCGCACTGTTGGCCAACAACGGAATTAAGGGTAGCGACGCTGGAACCCTGTTGAAGTCGGCGCTTTTGAAGCTCTCCGCCCCGAGTGATCAAGCCTCGGGGGCGCTGCAAGAACTGGGCGTGAGCGCTTTCGATGCGCAGGGCAACTTCGTTGGCATGGAAGCCCTGTTCGGGCAGCTGCAGGCCGCATCCAAGCGCATGACGCCCGAAATGTATGCGATGAACACCGCCCTCGCGTTCGGATCGGATGCCGCACGTCTGGCAGGTGTGGCGGCCAAGGACGGCGCAGCAGGATTCGACAAGATGCGCGACGCCATGAACCAGGAAGGTTCAGCGTCGAAGCTGGCGGCAGCCCAAAATCAGGGCCTACCTGGCGTAATTGAGCGGCTGAAGAACGCTGCGGAAACCCTCGCCATCACGTTGTTCGAGAAGATCCAAGGCCCCCTGTCAAGCATCGGCGATGGACTGACCGGATTCACGAACAAGATGCAGGACGCTTTCGAGAACCCTGCCGTGAGCCAAGCCGCGGGGAATATCGGTTCAGCTCTGTCGACCATCGGAACCGCCTTCGGAAACGTCCTGTCTGCGGTCGGTCCGTCGTTGGTGAGCGGACTATCCGATGCGGTCAACCTGATCGTCCGGTTCAAAGATTTCCTCATCCCACTAGTGGCCGGTTTGGCCGCCTACAAGACGGTGATGCTCGCCATCACTGTCGCCACTAAGGCGTGGGCTGCCGTGCAAGCACTGTTGAATATTGCACTCACAGCCAACCCGATCGGCCTGATAATCGCCGCAATCGCCGGTTTGGTCGCCGGAATTGTGGTGCTGTACAAGCGCAACGAGACATTCAGAAACATCGTCCAGGCCACGTGGACCGCCATCAAGAACGTTATCGGGGCGGTGTGGGGCTGGCTATCCACCACCGTATTCCCGGCACTGAAAACCGCGTTCACCGCCATCGGCACAGGGGCGATGTGGCTGTGGAACAACGCCATTAAGCCAGCTTGGAACGGAATCAAGGAAGTTATCGGCCTCGCGTGGGAGGTCGCCTCCGATCTGTTCGCGAACTGGAAGCGCGCAATGGACCTGCTGGGTCAGGGCGCATTGTGGCTGTGGAATAACGCGATTTCCCCGGCATGGGAAGGCATCAAGACCGCTATCAGTGCGGCCTGGAGATTCGTGTCACCAATCTTGGATAAGTTCTCCGAGGGGTGGGACGCGCTCAAGTCCGGCATCTCTGGCGCTTCAAGCGCGATTAAAGACGCTGTTACCTCGGCATTCTCGGGTCTCGCAGCGGTCATCAAGGCACCCCTGAAAGTCCTAGGAACGTTCCTCGCCGCAATCCCATCCGAGGTGTTCGGATTCCAGATTCCCGGCGCAGACAAACTCAACTCGTGGGGTAAGTCGCTACAAGGCTTCGCTGCGGGTGGCATGGTCCGCGGCGCCGGCACGGGCACAAGCGACTCCATCTTGGCGTGGCTGTCTAACGGTGAGGGTGTTGTCACTGCCAAGGGGATGAAGAACGGCGGCGCGGGCATCGTCGCTGCCCTCAACTCAGGCTGGGTGCCATCTGCCGCATATCTGCACGACATGATGCGTGCCCCCGGATACGCCCAGGGCCTCAACCCTGGCGCCGACTATCTGCGGTCACTGGTCATGAAGATGTGGCCCCAGATCAAAGACATTGGCGGCCGACGGGCTGAAGATGGCTTCGGGGAGCACTCATCCGGCAACGCCATCGACATCATGATCCCCGGCTGGGACACGCCCCAAGGCAAGGCGCTGGGTGACGCGGTCGCGGCGTTCATCGCCAAGAACGCGTCAGCGCTGGGGCTTGACGGATTCATTTGGCGTCAGCAGAGCTACGGATATGGCGGCTCGCTCACCTCCGGTAAGCAGATGCCCGACCGGGGTAGCAGCACCCAGAACCACATGGATCACGTGCACGTGATGCTAGGCAAGGGCCGGGGTGCCGGCGCCGCGGCTGTGGGGCTCCCGACAAGCAGCATCTCCCTTCCCTCAGGTGGTGGTTCGGTATCCGCTTTGGGATTCGGGGGCTCATCGGGATCTGCGGGGTCCTCGGGTGCCAGCCCGAAGCAGGTGCGCGAAGCCGACGACCGTATCAATGATCTGTCCAACCGCCTGGACGTGACCGAGCAGGAGCTAGCCGACCTCGAGTCCAATCCTAAGGCGAAAGAAACGACCAAGCAGCGTAAACGCGACATGGTCGACAAGCTCAAGCGGGATCTTCAGCAGGCGAAAGACGACCGAAATGCCCTCGGTTCAAGCGGGTCTGGCGGTGGATTCGGGGGCGGCAACAACCCGTACGCCAAGATCGCCGAAGGACTAGCTGAAATCATGCCGGATGCCGGGGGCCTCGCTGACATCGGCATCGGCGGACTCAAAGAGTCCCTTCTGCCGCCAGGATTCTCCGACCCCACCCAATGGGGATTGGTACAAGCGGGCTCAACTCTGCTGAAGTTCTTTGGCGGGCTGCGCAATAACTCGGATGGAAAACCGCTACTAGGTGAGGGCGGGGCGCTGTTCGCCAATATCGCCGGATCTGCCATGACTGGATCTGGCAGCGGAATCGTCGACGCGATCAAGACAATCATTCCGGCCCCGTTCGGGAGCATGGATGCTGCGCAACTCCAAGGCGCCCCAGGGGACATCAACCCCGTCATTGCAGGTGCTCAAATCCCAGGCACCGGCTTCGGCGATATGGGCTCCGCTTTCTCCAGCGGCAGCGCCGGTCCCGCACAGGGCGGAAATGGCGCAAACGTCGACCAGTCCATCAACTTCAACGCCCCCGTAGGAACCGGCGTCGATCAGGCGATGCAGAAGTCGCAATCCGCCCAAAACCAACAGTGGCGCCAGAACTTCGGAACACGAACCGGACCGGTGGGGTAGTAGATGGCTCTGTCTAACCCTTGGATCCACGGCCCGGAAACCGGCGAAGACTTCACACAGCTCCCGCCGCACCTGCAAGGCGTGGAAACGAAGATCGTCTACATCGGCGTCGTGCATCCGATCCACAAGAAGCGGTTCACCTGGAACCTCTTGGGTTCACACAAGGGCCGCGAGGGCATTGTGATGGCGCCCGTCGCCACCGGGTTGTTCCACACCCCGTTCGAAACTCTCATGTCCGAGGGCCCGTACCAGATCGGTGCCGAACCAGAGCGCACCGACTGGAAGAAGCGCATGATTTCCATCGGCGTTCACGTGAATCCCGATATCGCCCCCTGGATAAGCGGCAGTAGTAGCAGGGTCATTGACACCCCGTTCCGGTATCGGATGATTGAGGAACGCTGGTGGGGTTCATGGTCGGCCACCGAAGACGGCTACCTGGGAGTGTTTACCCGCACCCATGGGTGGCGGTGGCTGCGGGTCAGGCTCGCTGAAGAGCCCAAAGACCCGTGGGAACTCGACCCGGTGGCATTCGGCAACAACTTCATGACCTGGAGCATGAACATCGTTGCCACGCAGCCCTATTTCGCTAAGCGAACCGAGTTCAAGACGTGGCAGAACGATGTCGAAACCTCCACCCTGTGGGACAAGATTGAGGACCTGCTCAACGAGTTCATTCCCGGGCTGGATGTGGGTGAAGGCGCCATTCGTGTGCCGAACCGCGGAGACATCGCCGTCTACCCGAAGTTCTTGGTGTCCTCGCCAGGCAAATGCTGGATTCAAGAGGGTGACCGGTGGGTCCAGCTGCCGCTACTGAGCCCGCAAGACGGCTACGTGATGGTAGATACCGACCCGAACGCGCAAACACTCACCGCAACAACAGATCCAGTGGACCCGCTGTTCATGCGGATCCTGCGAAACTCTCAACTCCTAGATGTCCTTCTGCATGACCTGCTTTCCATCACCCTGCCGGTGTGGAGGCGTATGGAGGACCGATTCACCGAAGCATCCAAGATCCCGCCACGCACGCTCGCGGCGGTCAAGGTGCGCCACTCCAACGCTGACGGGCGGGTCACCATGTTTGTTCCCCAACGCTATTCGAAGGGCTTCGCGTAGCAGTGTCGGGTGATTGGTCGGTCGATCTGACCGACTTCACAAGCCTGCAAGGAATCCTGGACCGGCTGCTCCGCGAGACGCAGACCACCCCAGACCTTGGCGACCCCATGGTGGCGTACCGCTACCTCAATGCGCGCCGCAAGGCCATGCGGGACGCCTACAAGCAGCGACCTTTGCTGAGGATCTGGGACAAGCACCACCGCCCGATCGCCGACCTAGCGGGCGAGAAATCGGTTGTTGTAGAGGAAGTCATGGCGGACTCAGGTACCGCCACGGTGGTCATCAGGCATTCGAACTGGCTGTCAAAGTTCCTTCTCTATGACCGCCGCGCTGAAGAAGATATCCAGTTCACGCTAGATCCGAACCCTACTGATCGGTCTTGGAAAACCCGTTGGGGCGGAAAGATCGTGAACGTCAACGCAGTGCGCGACAAAGACGGGTTGCACACCGTTGAGCTCGAGATGATGCACAACCGGGAGCACGCCAAACACATCCTGGGTGGCGCGAATCCTCTGTTACCGCCTGAAATTCAGTTCCCGAAGATGTTCTTCCTTCCCTGGAACATGCGCACTGCCGGTTCGATCATCATGTTCTTGAACCTGGCTCGCCAGTTCTTTCCGCTATTGAGTATCCCCACGAACATTTTCAACCCTGGCGCCTGGCTAGGGGTTCGGGACATCATCGGCGGCCTGAACCCGTTGGCGTGGCCTATCCAGGTCCAATTCGTCAACCCACTGTTCGATCAGTCTCGTACCACGATCCTGTCGTCCCGCTGGCAAGACCTGCACACCGTTTTGGCTGCACCGATGCAGGACGCCGGCTGCATGCTGCGCGCCTACACCTGGCTGACCGAAGATGACACCTCGCCGCACCCAGAACTGGGGGCACTCGGGGATGCGCTGGCGCGCCCCACCCGCAACTGCGTGGTCTTCGCATTCGAAGACAAGTCCGGGGTTACTGGACCCACGGGGACCTTAATTGACGGTCCTCTCCGCCTAATCGCTGAGACCGCCGACGATTTGATCACCAACGCCATCGTCCCGCCCGACATGTACGACGAAGACGGCGACGGCAAAACCGATCCACTGATCAGGAAGTGGTTGGGATTCGCCCCCGCTAAGCCCAAGGTTGTTTTCCGCGAGGGTGAATACACCGGGATCATCGACGCTAAACGGTCCATGAAGGGCTCAACAGCGAAGACCGTGATGACGGGCTCCCGGTCACCGGCCTGGCTGAATCAACTCCAAACATTCGGCATCAAGTACGGGCTGTCCCAGCTATCCGCTGTCATTTCATACGGTTTGGGTGCTTACCAGCAGCCGGGAACCCCCGGTTTGGAGGAGCTGTACCAAGGGCAGCTGGATAACACGCTGTTCGCATGGCAACGATTCACCGATCCGCGCCGCGTACTTCTCATGGGCGATCTGGGGTATCTGGAGCATTTCGAACAAGGTCAAGGGACCGCCTACACGTCAGCGGGAATCCTGGATCTACGGAACGGGCATTGGAAGACAAGGGCGTTCGTCAGCTTCAAGACAAGCATCCGCAACGGGATGCCTTGGATAGCCGATGAGCATTTCACCCTCGGCGACAGGGTGGCCTTCCAGTTGGGAAGCGTCCTGCACGTCGACCAAGTGTCGGCGATCCGCCGCTCCTACGATGCGGACTCGCCACTACTGGTTGAACTATCGCTCGGCCAGGACTTGGACGAAGAAGACCCAGTAGCCAAGTCGATGCGCACCCTCGCGGGCTTCTGGAACCTCGCCGGAACCTTCTTCGGTTCCGACTCAATGTTCTGAGTAAAGGAACGAAATTGGCTGCAGATAAGTACGTTCCGCGTGCCTTACAAGCCTATGCGGAGAAGCAGAAGGCCCAGGACGCGCAGAAAGCGGAGATGGAAAGCGCCTATCAGGACTTTCTGACGGACTGCCACTACCCGCAGGACAAAGACGGAAACCGCATGGACTCGGCGCATTTCGTGTGGCTTGTGGGTTACCACATGATCAGGTGCGGGTGGCGGCGCTCGGCGCAACCCCTCATCAAACCGCGGGCCGTTGAAGCGCCCGGGGTAGTCGAAGGCGCAATCGAATGGGTTCCTATCGACGCACCCGACGACCCCTTAGAGGGCGTCGAGAACATGACGTTCGCACAGATCAACGCCCTACCGGAGTGGCTGAAACGCAAAGCGATACAGCGACTCAACGGCAACCAAGACGCAGATGACGACCTACCCGAAATGGCCGAACCGGCATGGCGGGTGACTCCGAACATCGCCATCAAGGATGAGCGACCCATCGGGGATGACTTCGTGAAGGGAATCGAGAATGGCTGAACCGGGCGATACCCCCTACCTTGGGTCGATCCTTGCGCGCCTGCACTTCTGGGGTGTCGTCTCCGATATGGACGTACCTGGCGGCGTCACAGGCACATTCGAGCTCGCCGACCAAGACGGCGCAGTCACCATGGACGCCCTCGTAGGGCCTCCTGGTCCCGCTGGTGAGAATGCCCCCATCGTCAAGATGCAGTACCAGTCCAGCATCGACGACCCCGCCGATCTTCCCCAAAACCTCACCGACGATCCGATCGATATCGGAAAAGCCTGGTGGGTAGGCAACATCGTCTACCTGTGGGACGGCGAACACTACGTCCAGAAGCAGATGGGCACACAAGGCCCCCCGGGACCGCTGCCGAACATCACTCCCACGGTCCAACTGCTGGACCCGGACAACCCCAGTTTGACCTCGGAGATCATCGTTTCGGGTACCTCCGCCAACCCGACATGGCTCCTGAAGCTCAAAGCACCGCGGGGTCCGCAGGGCGATAACGCCACCATCCGAGACGCAACCGACTATGACGACTCGGTCGCGCCCGCCGCGGGACAGGTCATTGCCTGGAACGGTGTCGACTACGCGCCAGCCGACTTCAACCCCTTGGCGACAAGGTTCTACACCGTCCCCGAGTCTGCGTTCACCGACTTCACGGGTCTAGCCACGCGACAGACGATCGGCTCATTCATCATCCCGCCGATGCCGTTCGACTACGTACCCGTAGTGCACGGGCATTTCAAGGCCAACGGCATCGAACTCGACGCCGACCCATTCATCATCGGCTCCGAGGTCCGCATAGGGAATGCCACAAGCGGCCAGCTGATCGCCAAGGGCGCCGGCAACATGTCCTCCTGGTCCGCCCTGTTCCCGCACGCCTCATCCACGGGCTCCCCGAACACCGCTATCACCCCCGACAACGGGATAGGCATGATCCCGGCATACAGCACCGGTACAACGTCAACTTTGTACGTGAACCTCGTCAACGAGGGCATGGCGGGCTTCTACTCCTTCAACAAAGCAGGCGCACAGCTCTCAATCCTCATCGTCCCCGTCTCTCCGTTGAAGCCTGAGGACGGCTCCTAGTGCCACGGTCTTTCGACCGAATCCCGCTGCCGTTCAACGACCCTAACCAGGGGCTCGAGTTCCATATCGGCACCGCTTTCCAGCAAGGGCTGGAAATGTGGAAGGCAATCATCGATGGAATCATCGAGTACGCCGAAAGCCTGATCAAGGAACTCATCCAGAAACTCCTGGGCTTGGATGTTGACCCGGAGCAGGCGCTCGAGGATCTGTGGAATCTACTCACCGGCTGGGTAGATGACATCCCGATCATCGGCGACATCATCGAGATCATCAAGGACTTCCTGAACGGGAACCTGTTCGGGCGTGACGGATTCATTCTGTCGAACCTGATCCCGGCGTTGTCGTTCAGCTGGATCACTGATGAGCAGCCGAACCTGTTGGTGGCGGGCAATTTCCAGGACGGCTCCAGCATCGCCGACAACCCGTACTGGACCTGGGAATCCGGGGTTACGCATAGTGCGGACAGTTCCGGCAGTGTGAAAGTCACCGCGAATGGTGTCACGAAAGCGTTGCGGTCCAACGAGATCCTTGCCAATCCTGGCCAAACCATGTCGCTGGAGATGTGGGTTAAGTGGTCCGGGTACGCGGGCACTAATTCGCCGATCAAGTTGCAGATGGTCGAGTTCTCCGGTCGCGGGGATAGCGCTGTACAGGTTGGGGTTGAGGACGTTGCGACGCTGAACCCGAACACGTCAACGGGGGATTGGCGTCAAATGGTCGGGAACTACACGGTTCCCGACGGTGTGCATGCGGTGCGTGTGCGGATCCTGGTGACCAAGGACGCCACCTCGGGTGTTTTCAACTTTGATGACGGTGTTGGTAAGAAGACCAACAAGATTCAGCAGGGCTGGATCGACGGGTTGTCGAACACGTTCCAGGAAGTTCTGTCTCGGTGGCAGTTGATCATCGACACCGTAGTCAACGGGATCACGGGATCCAACAACGCGTTACACACCCTGGAAGATCTGTTCGACGCTGTCACTCATATCCCGTTGTTCAAGATCCTCGGCTTCGGTGGCCCGGGGGATGCGAACACAACTTTCGAGGAGTTCCTTTCACATCTTCTCGGGGGAATGTCGGGATCGACTGACCCGAACTCCAATGGCGGTTTCGCTGACCTGTTCAACGTTGCCAAGCTGCTACAGACCGCGGCGGCGATGGGGGAGAGCGCCTTCCAGATCCTCTCTATCCGCAACAACACCCCCGTCAACACCGGTTTGTTGCCGTCGGGTAGGTCGAACTACGGCCTGACCAGCGTCAACACCACCCTGTCTGCCACACAGAGTGCGTCACTGATCGCGACAATGCGCGTGGAGCAAGACATCGCTTTGGGCGTGGTGTCGTGGCTGGGCTGCGGCACCAGCGGCATCACAGCGTTCTACGTCAACATCTGGAAACTCGACGGGGTTTCCGGGGACTGGGCTTTGGTGCATCACTCCCCGAACATCCTGTCCGAGCTGACCGCCGGTACTACACCGAACTGGACGTTCTACCAGCTCGACACCCCAGTTGATCAGAAGGCGGGGGAAATCTACGCCTACGAACTCGTCCCCGTCGGCGGAACCCACAGTGTCCGCGGCATTTCCACCACGGACGATATTCCTGATCACCCGTTCGCGCAGGTCGTTGGCTTGGCCGCGACACGGGATAACTCGTCGTCCCCGAACACACCTCCCTCGACCATCGCCAAGGCGAGCGTTGTTCGGTCCGGGAACATCCCGTGGATTGAAACAGCTATCGACACCGGAAACGGTGTGGGCTACTACGACCCCATCTCGGTGTATGCCGTTGACGATGGCACGATTCCGATCCCGTCGTGGTGCAACTTCGTTGATGTTGTAGCAGTAGGTGGTGCCGGTGGCGGCCAGATGGGGTTCACCGTCGGATTCCACGGAGAACCGGGATCTCCGGGTCTCTACAAGGCCGCAACGTGGCAACGGGGCGTGCACTTCGCCGACGACACGGTTCTCACGTTCACCAAGGGTCCCGGCGGACTAGGTGGACGCCTCGGCCACGATGACGGCGAAGACGGCACGGCTACTAGTTGGTCAATTCCTGACTACAGCATCACGGCGGAACCCGGAATCGGCGGTACTGAACTACAGCTGGGCTACAACCCCATTGGTCGCGGTCCCGGGAATTTCGAGTACAAGGGCGAGAACCATGTCGGTGGCGCGGACCAAAAGATACCCGGCCGCGACGGTGTATCCCCGGGCGGTGGCGGTAACGGCGGCAATGGGCTGACGTTCCAGAACGGCGGTAAGGGGGCCGACGGCGCAGGCTGGGTGAGATTCCGGCAGAACCCACTCGAGGGGGAAGAGGTCATCGGCGGCCCCGGCCAAGTCTTGGTCCCCAGCATCGAATCCACCGCATCGCTGGGCACACCGACCGTCTCGGGTGGGTTGTCGCTGCTTCCGCTGGAGGATCAGGCCGCTATCGACGCGATCGTGGCCGCGAACATGACCGCCCCGGGTGGGGTGTTGGCCATCCAGTCCCCAGACGGGTACTACACGAAGGCGTACGGCAAGGTCTCCACCGCCGCAGGGGCGCGGAACGTGATCCCGGAGGACCACTTCCGTATCGGTTCCTGCACCAAGTCGTTCACCGCAACCATGATCTTGCAGGCAGTTGATCGTGGCTTGTTGTCGTTGGACGATCCGCTGGAGAAGTTCCTTCCCGGCGTTCCGGGCGGCACCAAGATAACGGTCCGCCACATGATGTGTCTGCGGTCGGGTCTGTTCAACGAACAAACCGACCTCGGCATGATGATGCGCTACTTCCTGATGCCGACCTCTGACTGGACGGACGAAGAAACACTCGCGATCGTCAAACAGCACGAACCGTCATTCGAACCCGGCCAAGGTTGGGCGTACGTCAACTCCAACTACTTCCTGCTGGGGATGATCGTTTCGATCGTCAACGGCCGCCCCACGAGAGACGTGCTACAGACGGACATTCTGGATCCGCTGGGTTTGACGCAAACCAGCTGGCCCACCACCGCGAAGATGCCCGAACCGTATGCGAACGGACACGCCTGGGCCACCGGAATTTTCGGTGGCGGGGCCTGGCAGGATGCCACCGAAACCGGGCCGGGATATGCGAGCGCCGCCGGTGTCATGATTTCCACCGCCCACGATCTGCTGCTGTGGGCCAAGGAATTACGCGACGGCACCCTATTGAGTCCTGAGCTGCATGAGCTGAGAACCAAATGCTACTGGCCTGTCCCGTGGGGCAATGATGACCAGCTGACCTATTTCGGGTACGGGCACGGCATGTTCGAGCTTGGGCAGTGGCGCGGCCATGGCGGGTCGTGGCGCGGGTACGAAGTCTCGGTCTACTACCTGCCGAACGGCACCTTGTTCGCGATGTGTGAGAACGCCCAGACACCGACCGTTGAGGTTGAGGTGTCGATGATGTTCAAAATCGGCAAGTACCTTTACCCGGATTCTCTGACGGTCCCTGATTATCAGGCGAATCGGGTGTTCGGTATCCCATCGAAAGCCTCGGTCGGTAAACCGATCGTCGGCAGTATTGATGTCAAGTTCGACAACAAGAGCACCTTGGGTACAAGTCAGGCGACGATCCCGGAATTCACGCTGGACCCCGAAGCGAACATTGTGTTCGCCTATCTGGCAACGCAATCCGGCATTGATCTGTCTGTAGTGACGGCGAAAATCGGCGGCGTCACCATGAACAGGCTACCGATTATGTCCAATGGGTCGAACCAACTGGTGGTGTGGTGGCTGCTCGATCCGCCCACAGGGGCTAGGTCGATCAACCTGCTCAATGCCCCGTATGGGTCGAACTATGCAACCGGTGCGGCGTCCTACAAACTCGCCGCACCTGCAGGGATTGAAACACCCGTGATCACTCAGGGCTACAGCGCGTCCCCATCGGTCAGTGCTACCACCAATAGCCACGGCAGGATCGTCAACGCCTTCCTGTATGGGGGACAGACCAGCGCCTACAACCAAACCGAGCGTGGACATTTGGATGCCGTCGCGTTCGGTGCCGGACTGATATTCGGCGACGCACCAGGCGGTTCGGTGACGTTCACCCAAACCCTCACAGCTGCCGCCCCATGGATCGGTATCGCGATCCCCATCGTCTCCAACGCGGAATAGGGAGAACCTTAATGGTAAACGCTTTGTACGATCACGCCCGAGAAGCATTCCTTAAGGGCGACCTCGACTGGGAAGTGCACAACTTCAAAGTCTGCGGAGTGGACGCCACATACACACCCAATATCGCAACCCACCAGTATCTTTCGCACATCACGGGAATTGTGTGCACATCCTCGAACCTGTCCGGTAAGTCATGGACCGCCGGTGTCGCAGATGCCGCTGATGTCGTATTCCCGACAGTCACGGGTGCAACGATCGTGCGCTGGATCATCTACCAAGACACCGGCACCGCGGGCACATCGCAGCTTGTCGCGTTATACGACACAGCATCCGGGCTGCCGGTGATCCCCGATGGCACCAATATAACGGTCACCTGGGACAACGGGGCTAGTCGGATCCTCCGCATCTAGCTATGGCTGGTGTAACCGGCTGGTGGGCTGAAACATTCAGTGAACCGGCCCCTAAAGTGCTCGCCCTAGCCGGGGGCGTTCCTGGGGTTGCGGTGACGCACGACGTATACGCGTTCACGACCGGGGCAACCTTGACCCTGACGGGATCTGAGCCACCCGTCATTGGTCCACCACTGCGGCCGGGTTCGCCGGAACTCACCCTTACAGGCGGGGTCCCTGGCATTCGGGTCGGCAACGTTCTGTCGCCGGACGACGGCGAGATGGCATTGGCTGGCGATATCCCCACGATCGTTCAGTCCAACAACAACCTTGTATTCCCCACGGCAGCTGCGGGTTCACTCACCGGGGGAACGCCGACGATCATCACCGGCCCAATCCTTATCCCGACCGCCGCCACACCGTCGCTTACCGGCGGAACTCCCGCGTTGGCGCATCGTTTGGTGCCCACCGCTGCCACACCGACACTCACTGGTGTACGCCCGCTGATCAACGTGACCTACCCGCCACCCACGGTGCAGCTCACCCTCACGGGCGGCACCCCACGGATTGCCATCACAGTCACCCCGACTGGCGCAGCCCCAACCGTCACGGGCGGTATACCGTCCATAGCCCTGTCACTGGCCCCCACAGCTTCGCTGACTATTACCGGTGGGACGCCGCGCATAGTGCAGACCCTCGCACCGCCAGCAGCAGCACCGACGCTTACCGGCGGGGCTCCGCTGATTGCCGCGAAGGTAGCACCCACAGGTGCGACCCCATCCTTGACTGGCGGCACACCGGTAGTCACCACCATCCACACAGTCTCTTTCGTTGCCGCCAACGGGAACGCGAGCAGTTCTGTCACCATCCCCACTCATCAAATCGGGGATCTGATCGTCCTGTTCGCGTACAACCCGTTCTCAACCTCCGCGCCCACCAAGCCGTCGGCGGGCGGCACGGTCCCGGACTACACCTATATCGACAACGCCAACAGCGGAAGCGGATCAGGCTGCACCACCGCGTATTTCAAGGCGACAGCTACTAACACGACATCGGGGACTTGGGGCAGTGCGTCCCACATGATCGCGGTCATTGTGCGTGACCAGAACACAAGCTCGCCGATCGGTGGTCATGGCCAAGCTGCGGGAACGAGCGCCTCGTCCACTGCGCCGTCGGTGACGTTGACCCACACCGACGGGTCCTCGGTACTGCTGCATTTCCACGGCCACTCCAGCTTGGGTGCGAGCGGATGGGATGCCGCGCCAGCCGGTTACACACGCCAAGCCTCATCGGGCGCGGCGTTCGGTTCAGCGACCGCCCTCAACACCAAGAACATCACCACCACCGATGGATCTGTAGCCCAGACGGGCGGCCAGTCCGGCCAAAGCTACGCGGCAGCCACTGTCGAAATCATCAACTAACGAAAGGGCACTACCTTGACCGCAGGCACATGGACGTTCCCCAATGGGGCACGCACCAATCTACTTAACGGAACGTTCGACATCGACTCCGACACCTGGCGGGTCGCCCTCGTCACTTCGTCATCCAATATCGGTTCCTCCACCACCACTTGGGCTGGTGTCACCAATGAGGTTGCTCAGGCGAACGGCTACACCACGGGCGGTGTGGCTGTGACCCTCACCCTTTCGGGCACCACGAGTGTTACGGCGTCGTTCTCCACGAACCCAACCTGGACCGCATCAGGCGGCAGCATCACCGCAAGGTGGGCCGTCCTTTACGAGCTCGGCGGAAACGTGCTGTGCTACGTGCTCCTGGACAACACCCCAGCCGATGTGACAACCACCAACGGCAACAGTTTGACGATTGACAGCGATGGGGCACCGGCTCCCGTCTTCACCTTGTCGTAGCACTCTCACCTCCTTGTGGGCCTCGCTAGTGCGGGGTCTTTTTTAATGCCCGAAAGAGGTCGCATGTTCTCTCAACTGCTGCGTTACCCCGCCTACTACGCCGTTATCGGGTTGGCGGGGTTCGGGTTCGGAGTGTGGTTCCGGCGCTCCCGCTGGGTGACGGCGGGTCGACCAGGGCTCGATCCCCGGATCGGAGGCATCTAGTGAATTGGTTGCGCCGCAAGATCAATGAGTGGCTGGCCGCGATCTGGTGGTCGTACTAATGGCCGTCCTACGCGCGAATGTTGAGTTCGCGAAGCGGATTTTCCAGGACCGCGTCGGCAACGACTACGTGTACGGCGGCAACTGGAATCCGTTCAACCTCAAGGTCGGTACCGACTGCTCCGGTCTGGTCATTGACATCTGCGACGCTGTGCGCAACGGGACCGCGATGGCCTGGACCCGGCATGGGATGTCCACCGAGAGCTGGCGTCCGATCGAGGTAGGTCAGACCGGAACGATCTTCAACACCATATGCGTGGCGTCGCCGAATGACTTCCCGGCTGATGCTGCGGTGAAGATCGCCATCCATCACGGCCCCGGCGGTGGGGCGAACAGTCACATGTGGTGTGAGGTTGAGGGAATCCGCATGGAGTCCAACGGCTCCGATGGGTGTGTGACCGGGAACCAGGCGCGGTCCGTGTACGACACGAGCTATGCGAACGACTGGCACTACCTGCCCGGACCCATCACAGGCCAGGTAGGTGTCGATCCCGCAGGAGTGCTGGCACGTGCCACCGGGCTAAGTGTCGCGAGGGCTTCGCAGATCCTACCCGCGGTGTCGGACGGGCTCAAGGCTAGTCAGTGCACGAACGTCAATCGGATCGCGATGTGGCTGGCGCAGGTCGGCCACGAGTCAGCCGGCTTCAATGCCACCGAAGAGTATGCCTCCGGTGCCGCCTATGAAGGGCGTGCAGATCTGGGTAACACCCAACCCGGGGATGGGGTGCGGTTCAAGGGCCGCAGCTGGATTCAGATCACCGGCCGCAACAACTACGCAGCGTTCTCGCGGTGGTGTTCGGGTAAAGGACTCGTTCTGTCGCCAACGGAATTCGTTGATAACCCGAACCGACTGGCCGAACTGCGGTGGGCCGGTATAGGTGCGGCTTGGTACTGGACGGTCGCCCGCCCGGACATCAACGCCCTGTCGGATCGGCAGGACTTAGAGACCGTCACGCGCCGAATCAACGGCGGCACCAACGGCTTGGCTGATCGTCGCGACCGATACAACCGCGCCCTACTCCAGGGCGATGCGCTTCTGCAACTACTCACTGAACCGCTGGACCCGATTGAGGAGCTACTGATGTCAGACCTTCAGGTCGAATCCCTATCCATCTACGCCACCCCAGGTGAGCCGTTGATCCCGATTGTTCGCATGGTGCAGGCCATCGACGCCGCGGAGCACCGCAAGCTCGTCGAGGACTGGGCGCGCACCGGGGATGCAGACGCACTATCCCGTATCGCCCGCACCGCGGCGGGGCAAGGGAAGTTCCGTGACGCCGCCACCATCGCACACGCCAAAGCCGTGCTCGCTGACATTGAAGCCACTAACCCTGCAGTCCTGCAGGAGTTCATCTCTCAGAAGGGACAATCATGACCGCCCAGATTCGCAAGTGGTACTACCTCATCGGCGCACTGGTGACAGCGCTCGTGCCGATTCTGGTGACCTCCGGTGTCGTCAGTGACACCCAGGGCAATGCGTGGATCAACGCCGTTGTAGCTATCGGTGGCGTTCTGGGTGCTGCGGGTCTCGGCACTGCCGGTGTGGTCTTGGGCAAGCAGATCAAGGGAGCCCCCGGTGCCGCAGCGGACAAGGCCGTCACAAGCCTGCAGGACATCCAGGCTCAGCTGAACTCCACCGCGCAGGCCGCGCAGGACCAGCTTGCCGCCGCCACCCAGGTTGCCGTGGACAGCATCACCAAGATTCAGGCCACCGTAGGCAATGTCGTCGGCCCGCAGGTTTCCCTCGGCCCGCTGGCTGCCGAGGTCATCAAGAGCGTGACTGAGTGATCCTCACCCTCGGTTCTCACGGGGAGGTAGTAGCGAGGTGGCAGCGGGTCATGTTGGCCCGCTTCGCCTCCTACGCCAAAGCCGCCGATGGGGGACCACTGAAGGTCGACTCGTATTTCGGGTACGACGACCAAGCCGTCCAGAAGGAATATCAGCGCCGCACGAACCAACCTCAGACGGGTGAGGTCTCGCAAGCGGATCTGGTGAAGCTGGGTTTGACGCCGCTGTTCTTCACGGTCGAGGGACACCTGTCCGACATGTACCAGGGGCCTTGTGCTTTCGTGGCCTCTACTTTGGAGCGTGAAGGGCGGGCGGTGTGGCGGCCCACCGGCTATGACAACGTGCGGTTGCCGTTCAACAACCAGTCCGGTGTGGACGAACTCGTCAACCGTCTGGATACCAAGCTGTTCGACGACGGCACACCCTTCCCTGAAGGAACACCCTGGAATCTGGCGATCTTCAGCCAGGGCGCGATGGTCGGCTGCGAGGTCATGGAAAAGCACGTCCTACCGACTAATGGCAGGTTGCATTACCGGCTCAAGGACTTCCGCAAGGGTATTGCATTTGGGAACCCCTACCGCCTGATCAACCAGTGCGCCCCTTGGGTTCCCGACCCGCCCCAGCCCAACACGCAGGGAATCATGGACTGGCACTTTGACTTCCTGAAATACCCCGAGCTGGCGGGGAAGTGGCAAGAGCATGCCCGCACCCGCGACTGGTACGCCGAGAACCGGTTGGACGAGGCAGGTCAGAACATGACCGCGATCGCAAAGATCATCACCCAATCCTCCTGGACCGGTGGGGCTTCCTCGATAGTTGCCCGAATCATGGACCTATTCATCAACCCATTCGACGGGTTGATCGACATCGTGTGGGCGATCGTCCGAACCTTCCAGGGCATCGCCCACTTGGAGGCCCACGGCACGTACGACCTGAATCCAGTCCTTGACTGGTTCCGTGCTTAACAACTGAATAGAGCCCTCGAAGCGCCCCATGAAAGGCGGTTCAAACAAATGTCCATCCGGGAACAACTGGCCGAGGCCGCCAAGCCGAAGCAGCGCTGCACATGCTGTGCATGGGTCGCTACGCAGAGTGCAGATGACCGTAAGGCTATTGAGGAATGGGTAGCCGAAGGGAAGTCGATTGAGGCGCTTGTCCGCGTGCTGCGGAATGAGGGTCTTCCGGTGGGGCCGGTGCAGTTCCGGCGTCACGTGCGAGAGTGTGTGCGCTCTTGAGTATCCGTGACAGCCTCAATAGTCGCCGCCCCGTGCCGGAAGAGTCGGCACCAGAGCAGGCGAAAATGCGCGCGGAGTGGGACGGCACCGCAGGTTTTATTCAGACGGGCAAGGTCTCAGATGACTTCGATGAGCAGGACTTCGAGGGCATCCTTCGCGAGTTCGCCGACGAACTGCACTACGACCCAGCCAAGGTTGAGATTGCCGGTAACCCACAGGTCGTGGTGTGGGAGACGGGCTTCCGCAACAAGGAGGGGGAGTGGGAGAAGCATAAGCACCACTCCTGGCGGTATCACCTCGCCGTCCGGCGTTGGGCTATAGACCTACCCGCCTTGTATGCGGAGGTCCGCAAGACGAGGCCGGTGCAGCCGAAGAAACCCACAGGGGAGTCGACGGTTGTGGTGTGCTGGGCAGACATTCAAACCGGGAAGGTCGACCACCTCGGCGGCGTCAAAGAGTTATTACTGCGCCTTCAGGAAAAGCGGGAAAACCTGAACGCCTACCTGAAACGTTCAAGGTTTGATCGCATCATCATCGCGGACGTGGGCGACATTGTGGAGGGCTTCGACAACGTCACAGCCCAAACCCGCACCAACGGCCTATCTCTCATGGATCAGGTCGAGGTTGCCGCCACGGAGTTCTGGAAGACCATCACCCTGTGCGCCAAGCACGCCCCGGTGGATGTGCTGTCCATCCCGTCCAATCACGGCCAGTGGCGCCGCGGGAAGGATCTAATCGGGAAGCCCACCGACGACTGGGGATTGGCTATCTCGAAACGTCTTGAATGGCACAACAACCCCGACAACCAAGGCCCGAACCTGCCGGTAGATTTCCACCGGCCGCCCGAGTGGTGCGAGACACTGCAGTTCGATGTACGCGGCACCAGGTTGGGGTTGGCGCATGGCCACCAAGCCTCCGGCGCTGACCGGGTTAAGACGTGGTGGGAGAAGATGACCCACGGTGTCCGTTCTCAAATGACCTGTCGCATTCTCATCTAATCTGTCGCAACCGCGTGTCGTTCTCATTTGATCTGT